CACCAGCTTTGATTGCCCAGAACCAGGCGTAGGGGTGACCAGTACCGCTTGGCTGACTACCGCTCTTGTTGGCCACGTTGCTTGTAGAAGAACCTGCAACGAAAGCTATGAACACCGAGACATTATCAGCTGCTGCAACAGTGAAGTCGGACGTATCTGAGGAGCCAGTGAAGATTCGGTACTCGCCAGTTCCATAGATGTTAGTTGTTCCACCACCGCCAACAGTGATGTTGTCGTTGAGCGCTGAATAGCTTGCAGTGTTGGTGATTACCGAAAGTCCGCCAGTTTCTAAAGCTGTGGCTCGATAGAAGAGATGTTCTCTGTTACCTGAAGACGGTGTGACCACCATGCTACCAGGATCAGCTCCAACCTGGGTTTCAACAGATGAGCCAGCTACTGTAACTTCTCCACCACCACCAAGAGTGAAGGTATTCAACAAAGCTACTTTAGCTGTGGTATTACCACTAAAGTTGATCGTGACAGCCGCACCACTGGACAATGTTGATGTTGCTTTGGTGTACCAGACAGAGACTGTAGCTCCATCAGCAGCTACACCAGCTGAGTAAGTGTACTCTCGAGCCTTTAGCCAGATGTTTCCAGCTGCATCCGTGACACTAGTGACTTCTGAGTTATCACCGATCGCTGTGCCAATGTTGTCAAAGTTGACCTGCAGAATGCCTACTTCACCAGCTGTCAATGCCCCTGTGGTAACTGGTGCCCAGGAAGATGACGATGCTTTATCAAACGTTGACATGATCGATGAGCCAAACGCCCAAGCACTGGAAGTTCCAGGCTTGACGCAATGCTCACCGACGAAGAAGTTCTTCCTGGAGCCATATGGATCGGAAATGACTCTTTCGGCAGCATAAAACAACCCAGAGACTTTGTATCTCCCTGGGTTGCCAGCTAGTCGAATGCCATTGCCGACCAGGGCCATTATGCATCACCCCAGACGAAGTCTGTAGTTGCTGTGAATGGTGAAGCTGTAGTGGTAGCACCAGTGCCAAATAACATCCAGGCCAGGCAGGCTCCATCTTCAATTTGAGGCATACTTGGCAGCTGATTCCTGAGATCATGCTCAGACCACACACCGGTGGCTGGAAGGATGATGTCGCAAATAGGCTTAGCGATACAGAGAGCTACAACACCTGAACCAGTGTAAGCAGTACCACCAGACCAGGTGAATGAGTTGATTCGAGCAATGCCGGTGTCTCCACCCTGCTTCGGCAGGAATGGCCCATAGCGGCCTGTAGCATTACCTGAGTGTAGAACTCGAGTGGCATAAGCATCAGCAGCTGCACCCATCGAAGGTGTGCCTTGGAATGCTCTAGTACCAGCACCAGTGTACGTGCCAGGGGCATCATAAGCAGAAGCAGTGAGATTAGGGCCACCACCTGTAGGAGCTGTCTGAGAGACAAAGAAAGCTTCGCAACCAATACCCTGATCGGTTCTTGTCTGGATTCTGAGAGTGTGTGTGCCTGTACCACCGTCTGTGTAGGCCACCACCGTGCCAGCAATAGCATTGGCAAGTGATGTAGCAACTCTGGCGGTCGTCGACGACACCCTGACCAGCCAGTAGTCAGTGTCAAGAGCCAGACCAGTTGGCAATGTGGTCGTGGTTGTGAACCTGACCTTGGTCAGTGTGTTGAAATCATTGGTGTACGTGAGCAACAGACCAGATGAGCTGGAAGCTGTGAAGGTGTTCGAATTGATAAGAGTTCTTGAGCCTGTACCAGTCACGTTGGTAGTGCTGAGACGGTAATAGCCTTGAATATCAACCAGCTTGGCCTGCCAGGGAGCTCCAGCAGCCGCCACCATCATCGCACCAATATTGAGCAAATGCTTGGTATTGGTCGGTCCTACCACGCCGCCGTGCTGAACACCAGTGACAACAGTGCCATCACCTGTTGTTTCCCAGCAGGACTGAAACAACAGATCCGTACCGGGGAATGTACCGGCATTAGGGTATCCGTTGAGACCTTTCAAGAAATGCCAACCGCCAGCTGTGTGAACAGGAGCTGTAGACTTCGACCAGGTCTGCTTGTTGAACTTACCATTCTTGGTAATTTCCTGCAGCATATGATCGTCACTGGAGAAACCCATAACTCACTCCCTAGTTCCAGACGAATTTGGCTTGGCCGAGAAGCAACCCGGCAGCTACTGAGCCAGCTGGATAGCAGATCATGTTGAGATAAGCACCATCAATGATCCTTGGTGGCACCATGTTGTGCTGCAGGAAGTTAATCTCCCTGGTGGTGTTGATCTCACGAATAACAGAATCGCACAACGGTTTCACCAGCACAAGAGATATCAAGCCGCCATTGGCCACTGTGTTGGTGATACTGACAATAGACCTGACACCGTAGTCACCACTGGCCAGGGTGAGAAATGGGCCTTTTTGAGCATTGGTAGCGGGTGCGCTGGTAACGAGCGAAGCAATGCTGACTGCAGCTGTGTTACAGGTCTGAACCGGTGAAGTCTTGAGATTGCCATCCTGATTGATGTAATCGAAAGTGAATGCACCACCACCGACTGATGGAGTCACCGCCACTGCCATCACCTGCAACCCAATTCCATCTGTGTATCTGGGCAAAGTGACAGTGTTATCCATCTCCTGGGGATCAAGTGAGTCCATATCCACAAACGGATAGAACAGCACATAATCAAGCAGTTGATACTGCCCCACCATCGCAGCTGTAGGAGTAGTCAGACCCAAGTGCGTCAGAAAGGTCTTTGCTGGATCTCTATCGAATCCAAAGAAGATGCCTTTTCTACTTGTCAGTACTGCAGCTACCAGTGGGTCAGCCGCATAGTAGTTAGCCAGAGGAAACCCTGCAGCCATCGACAGATCCACCCAAACGCTGGCTGTCGAAGCCTGGGATGGCACCTTACGGAAAGTAGTCGAATGCACCTGCCCGTTCTTGGCAAGTGCATTGACGTATTCAGTGATGTTGTTGAAACCTGCTGGCATTAGCTTTTCTGGGTCATGCTGGCTTGAATGGAAAGCATCGTGAGACGACAGAACTCGTCTCGAACAGCTGGGTCAAGCCCGGCTGTCAGCCTCTGCAGCGTTCGCAAGGTTGAGTTAATCACCTCGCGAGCTTTGTGCTGCAGTTCTTTGGGTAGATTGTCGATCTGTTCTGCAATGTTCATGACTTGAGCTTTCCTTCACCTTTGAGATTCGAAGAGCACTCAGCGATGACAACAGCGTTGCAGGAGCAAGAACGTTGAACACCGAGAGCAGTAACAACAGCTGGCCTGCCGCACTTGGCACAGTAGTAGCACGACAGAGCTTGTACAGATACTGTGTTCACAGTGTTACTCCAGAAGCTGAGGCTTCAGTGACACTAAGGCTATTTTCAGCGAAAACCGGATAAGTAACTTCGTTGAGCCTGCAAGAACGATTCACATGACCAGATGAGATAGGCTTCCCTTCCTCATTGCGGACTTCAACACCCGTTATGAGGATTTCACCCCGCTCGGGAGTAGGGAAGTGAAAGTTGTCGATATTGATCAGCGTGTCATCTTCCTCATTGAACAGGAAGCGAGCCTTCTGCCTGGAGTAACCTGGGTATTTGGCTTCTTCATAACCAGTCATCAAACAAACGGTGTATTCCTTGATGACTGGCTTCTTAACCTCTGCAGCGAGCTGCGGCAGAGGAACCAGGTCAGCTAAAGGAAGCAAGACACAACAAGCTACACGCTTCAAGAAACCGCGACGAAACATGGGAACTCCTGAGATTACGCTGCAAGTTCTGTTGGCCTGATGTCAATTGAACCGCAGTTGGCACATTGCAGGCAAATGCCTTTGCCGTGCCCGCCATGCCTCAATTGAAGATTATCAGGTTTGTTGTTCTTTTTGTCACCATCAATGTGATGAACAGTCTCATTTCGAGTGAGTGGCCTACCAAGCTCTCTGGCCTTAACGAGACGGTGTTCTGGGACATAGCCAGCTAGATTAGCCATCACGTACATTGGGTCATCTTTATAGACCAAAACTAAAACATAGCCTTGATCGTTTACGGACCTTCCACCTTTCCAAGAACCGTGCTTCTCTCCACGATGATGTGTTTCAGTTGGCAAACCCAACCGAATTAGTATTCGACCCACAACAGGTTGGCTCATTCCAAGCTGTTTACCAATAGCTGCTTGACTCATTCCGAGACCGCGAAGCTCAGCAACTGCGGTTGCGTACTCTTCATCCTTGAATCTTGGAGCTCCAGAATCCGCACCTCGATGCCGAGGTTTATGACCAGCACGTTTGACCATCGTAGTCACAGTCTTGCGGTTAAGCTGATACTCTTTTGCAAGAGTACCAGCTTTTTTACCAGCGAGATACTTAGTTACTATCTCTGCTTCAACCTCTGGTAGAAGATCGCGTTTACCGGGCATGAGACGCTCCAAAAAGGATTACGCCTCAATTATATGCTAATCCTCTGCGCAACTCAACGCAGCAGGAGCAAATTGTGGCTGGATACCCGCAGACACCGCGCGAGAAGCGTTCAAAGCACCACTATAGAGAATCTGACCAGCACCGGAAGCAGTAGTCACGATCGCAACGTGTGTGATCGTTTCACTTCCCGAGGTACAAGCCGGGAACTGCAAGAGATTCGTATTGGTAAGCGGGTTCGTACCAGTCCAGTCCGCAATAGGGACAGCTACTCGAGCGTAGCTGCCATAAGCGGACTCATTGGTCGTTGCTGTACCCGCTTCACCGGGGTCAGCAGTGTAGAGAGCAATCCAACGGTTAGCATTGGCTCGCCACGAAGGATCAGTTCCCTTGAGGTTTGCCGCCAGTGTATCAGCTTCAGTAGTGTTGCTCTTGCTCATGACCAGATAGCCTCAGAAAGTTAATCTCACCCTGAGATTATAGCTTTCAGACCTGAAACTGTGCAATGGACTCTCTCACACCTTCTTGTTCAATCGGATCAAAGCTTTGTAGTAGCTTGGATCGTAAATAGACTTCCCATCTGGCTGCTTGATGTTAGGAAGCAGGGTGAAATAGGTGTGTGACAGTGGATCAAACCCATCTTCCAGTGGTGTCCCGGCCCATGGTGGCTCTGATGTAGGCATATCCCACCACAGAACTGGTCCAAGCTCCTCAAACCACTCATCAGCCGTATACAGCTTCTCATAGTTGATTGACATCTGAGATCCCCTTCTTTGCTCGATTATCAAAAGCATCGAGGAAGTACTGCAAGCTCATGCAAAACAGCACCCCCATATAAGCAGCTGTAGCATCTCTGGAAAAGGCTGCTATCCCAGACGCTACAGCACCTGTGCCACTCAGTACCATCAACCAGCCCCACTGCGATCGAATGCTCATCTGACTCTCCTGTTAGTTAGTGGGATTCTGAAGCCTCTTCTGCTTGATTTCCAGCATGATGCAGAACCCTCGCAGATTACCTTCAACCAGTTCCTTCACTTCTTCCTGCGTGTACTTGGTGCCTGGTGGAGAACTCCACTCCATCGACTCCATCCACAATCGAAACTCCTCCTCAAAGTCCAACATCAAACCCTCCTCCTAGTCCGGTAAACTGTGCAACTTCACCTCCACCTCCGTGTAAGGAAGCATCGGTAAAGTCTGTCCGCTCTTGCTATGAGTGCAATCACCACAGAAAGCCATCACCCCATCAGTCATGATGTAATGGCAGCAGAAAGCAGGGATTGCATCGTGATCTTCAAACTTGGGCATGCCATGATGGAAGTGCCGCACTGATGGAGATATGGTTGGTTTCTCCAGACTCCCATTCCACTCCCAGAACTTACCTTCCTTGACCCCTATCTTCACAGGAACTGAGTGCCAGCCACAAGCATGGCACTTGTATTGAAGTTCATCACCTTTGAGCAATGCCAGCTGCATCAAACTACTCCGGTAACTGATCGAGTCTAATCTCATTTCTGCCATTCATTGACTGAGACAACCCAGTTATTGGATTGAGACCACCTCTTTGAAGCTGCCCCAGAAAACGATTCAAATGATCGTCCCAGTTGTAGTCAATTGTGGGAGAATCAGGCTGAATCTGATCCCTGTAGGCAGGAACATTCTCGTATCCACCAGCACCACTGGAACGACTACCTCGCACTGCTGGTATTTTCCCGAAGTTCTGATTCAAGTTGTTCACCACTGCTTTGAACACATCTGGCCTGTATTCCTTCAAATGCGTCAGACCCACTACGAGTGGCCCAAGCTCTTTGTTGGTCATCTTGGGAGTCCAACCCATCATGGCATCCTGCTCAGAGAAGTTCTTTCTGAGATTGGAAGTAAGCACCTTCGTCCAGTCATTCACAATGTTCTGATCTGATTCAGGGCTGGCTGAAGTCAGGATCTGCGTAGGTGAATAGCCCTTGTAGGCTTCTGGGCCAGCCTGCTGCCAGGCTTGAACGTCTTCTGGTGTTCGGAGTGCTCCTGTTTCTCTGAGCTTGTATGGGCTCAGGAAGTCACCTAAGTTGCCACCTTTAGCAGAAAGATCACGCCATTGGCCTGCATTGAGTGGTCGATACTCTGATAGCCCCCTGACCTTTGCTATTGCTGTCTGAACAGTTGGATCGAGGTAGTCAGGGACATTAGTGAGCTCTTGGTTCGCATCTCTCATGTGAGCATGACGAGAGAAGTTAGAAGCAATATTGCTGATTGCCTGCTGCCTGAGCTCTGGAGAAAGCGAGGAAAGCGCTTTTCCCAGGTTGTCTGGATTGCGAATATCGTCAACTAGCTGGAGACGTTGACCAGCTGTGAGAGCTTTGAAAGCATCCGGATTAGCCAACGAACTGGGATCGTAAGGTTCCAATGGAGTTGAGGAAATACGAGAAGAGTGCTGAAGAGCACCATGAAGAGCCGCTGCTCTCGGGTCAGCTGCCACGGCTGAGTATGATCCTGCTCCCTTTTCTGACTGGAAATGCCGGTATTGGTTGTCTTGCAACACCTTGAAGAGTGTGAGCTTTCCTTGAGCTCCAAGGGCGTGGAGTGCATTGGGAACATTTGGGTCTCCATCTGCGGCTGCTTGAGCCAGGGAATTGATGTCTTTGTAACCGAAAGCCCCAATGGCTTCCATTCCTGGGATCTTGAACGTATCCAGGTTCATTGGAGTTGGTGGAACTGAAGTATCAATCTCACCCAGAGAGTTCAGATTGCCAAAGTCTTTGCTGCCATAGCCTATCTGCTGAGCCTTATTGAGAATCTGCTGATAGGTTTTTGCTTTCTGCAATGCTGCTGCATCACCAGCATAGCCGTTCCTGTACATATCACTCAAACGAGGGAATGAAGGATCGTTCATAGCTTCAGAAGCAACGAACTTTGAAACGAGACCACGCATCGAAGCTTGTTGCTGCGGCGTTGCTTTGGTTGGATCAATTGCTGAAATCCCAGCTAATAGTTGATCAGGCTGCTCATAGATGATCTTGCTAAGCGGAGAGAGATTAGGTGGAAGTTGTTGAGAAGGTGGTGCAACCCTCACTCCAGCAGGATTAACTCCTGTTGCTGCCTCCTGAATTGCACCACCTTGGTTCAAAGCTGGGATCGCACCACCGACTGTAGCGGCTACTAAAGGTGCGCTCCCATTGTTAAAAGGGTTTTGAATTGGTGGCAGTTGTCCACCAGCAGGGGGCTGAGGAGCTACAGGTGGAGCAGCAGCTGGGCCTGAAGTAGTTGCAACTGGAGGTGCCCCCCAATTAGACCAGGCTTTAGCCGCTCCAGGAATAGCCCCGATAGCTTTTCCAGCACCATATCCAGCTAATGCCCCCGCATTAAGCTTGGTTTGCAGTGATGGAGGAGGTGGAGCTTGTGGAGCCTTGTTCAGATGGTTGTACAGTGCGTAGCCACCTAGACCAGCTGCACCAATACCTAATGCTGGCATGAGCCAATTGGGGCTACCAGAAGGTTTGGGTCTCCGTCTGCCGAGAAGATCTTCTTCCTCTTCTTCATCACCACCCATCATTTTGCTGCCAAGATAACCAGCACCGGCAGCTAAACCGCCACCGATGAGAGTTTCAGGCTCGAGCATATTCTTCCACTCAAAGCCATTGGGGCCATTAGCCATAGAGAACATAGTGCCTAGACCAGCAGCCGCTGGCATGGCTACATCTCGCATACCTGCAGGTGCCATGGCTCCAGCTAACATGCCTAAGCCGCCACCAGTTACACCTTTGGTAACTGGATTGAGTTGACCGTGACCAGCGATAGCTGAATCAACATAGCCTTTACCAGCCATTCGATTGAGCCCGTAAACCTGGCCAGCTCTGCTGAACTGATCAGGATTGAAAGCTTGAACTGCCTTGGTGCCAACATCAGCAGCCCAGTTCTTGGTCTTATCCCAAGCATTAGAAAGCCAGTTGGGGTTCGCTTGCTTGAGAATAGCAGCTGCTTTACGCAACTGCACTTTTTGACGCTGTGCATTAGATTCTGCTTCCTCCTCTTCTTTGATCTTGGCTACATGAGCTGCGAAATTACGAGCTTCTGACTCCTCGTAAGTCTCATTGGGATTTACTGGTTGAGAAGCAAGTTGAGGTTGAGCTGGTTGAGATGATTTTCCATCCAGCTTATCACCAAGAGCTGCCCAGATGCTTCGAGGATGGTTCCAACTCCAGCCAGGTCGAACACCGTTATCAAGAGAGATGCCAGGCAAAGGTCCAGAAATACCAACACCGCCTCTTTTGCCACCAACTCTGATACCGAGGCTTGGCACAGGTACAGTTCCGAGAAGATAATCGTAACCAGCCTGCAGACCTACACGGTCGTTACCAAGGTGATACTGCCCACCACCCCAGGCGGGGATGATCGCAGACTTCAAGAAATTGATGCCTAACCCCCCACTCTTAAGAGCTGGAGCAGCTTCTTCCTCGTAGTACGGCTTGTATGGCTGAGCAGCTGGAGCAATGTCAGGCTTGGCTTCAGGAGCATAGATGTTGTTGTTAGTAGCAGAACGACGGATCTTGTTCTGAGCTGCTCTGCCACCGAGGAATGGGGCCAGACCTGGGACAATGCCAACACCAACTCTGCCCAGTGTGCTGTTAGGACTGGCAACACCAGCAATAGTTCTTCGGTGAAGGCGATCGCCAAGCTCAGAAAGAGGGCCAGCTGAGCTCATTGGATTAAGCCAATAGTGGAATGGTCGTTCTTTCCTCATGTACCGGTGACCAGCAACATCTGAGTCTTTGTCAGCGAAATGACCCTGCATGGAGACGTGCCAAGGTGTTTCTCGCTTGGTGACTGGGCCTTCAGCACCTTCCAGCTTGTCCTGGTGTGGCTTGATGTGATCAGCGTACATCTGGGCTGTGCTCTTCTCCAACTCGGGAGAGCCACCAGATCGAATACCAGAAAGAGCACCCACAATGCCTTCCTGATGCCCACTGCGAGTAGGATCCAACTGACTGAGGATTCTCAATGGCATGTTGTTGGCAAGCCTGGCTCCACCAGTTCTGATGCGGCTACCAAGAGCCTTCTGAACTGGAGCAAGTCCGATAGCTGCCCGGTCATACAGAGAGCTGTCAGGCTTCTTCATGGTTTTCATCTTGTCAGCAGACCGCTCAATAGCAGTACCGCCAACTGAATCAGCCACGTAAGCATGCTGAATTGGCCCCAGCTTCTTCTTGGGCTTCTTTTCTTCCTTGTCTTCCTCAGCAGCTTGCTTGAGCATAGCAGCTGCTTTAAGAGTTGGAGTAGCTTCTTCAACAGGAGTGGGCTTTTTGAATTTACGATTAGCCATGATGTTACTCGCTATTCTGGTGCCAACGCCTAGAGGGACGCTGGCATAACCTACAGGATCAATTGCCCCACCAACATAAGTGGCGTAAGCAGCTGGTAAAGTTCGAGTGCGGGCTTCTTCTCTGGATTTCAACTCTTCTGGCTTATCTTTGAGAACATCTTGTAAGGCTTTGTGGCTTTCTCTATTTGCCTGTCTTTCGTACCAGAGGTTTGCGGCATTACTGGCGTAGGGGATTTTAACTCCCATCGCTTCTGCTAACCCCAACCCGCCTTTCAGGGCGTAAAGATCGCGAAGAGTACCAGCAGCTTGCCTGCCCAGCCAAGTCTTTGGTAGCGGCCTATTGTTGAAGTCAATTGCATGTCCAAGCTCATGCTCAGTAACAACTTTATTGTTAGAGGGCTGAACTACTGTGTTGGTGTACGGATTGTAATGTGGGCTTCGAAGAATAGCTTGAATCAGAGTATTAGAGGGTAGAGCCAAAAGACCTAGAGCTTTCCCCAGCGGCCCCGTTCGCTTGTTAGTGACAGTTCTCTTCAGATCCTGCCACATGTTGCTGCCACCAAGACTGACTCGAACATCATTCAGCTGGTGGGGTCTGACAGAAGCAAAATCCTCTGCTATGTTCTTATGCTCTTGTGCCCTGTCTGGTCTAGCTGGATTTTGAAGCATATTTGAAAGAATCAGCGGCTGGAGACTGGCAATAGAGCCAACTCTTCCAAGAGTAGCATTGACTGCACCAGTTACTGGATCAGCTGTACCTACTTCAATACCGGCTTTGGTTAGCCCTCGAGAGTTCAAGAACGATGCGTCGTAGATGGTTGGATAGGTCTTAGCCTGTTTGTAGCTACCAGTCAGCCAATTCGCAGACTTAGCCACTCGAACACGCGAAGGCTCTTCTTCCTCTGGTTCTTCTCGCTTTTTACCATCAAGTTTATCTCCGATGGCTGCCCAGATGCTTCGAGGATGGTTCCACTGCCAGCCTGGATTAACACCAGTATCAAAAGAAACACCAGGTATCGGTCCAGAAATACCTACGCCACCTCTTCTGCCACCAACTCTGATGCCGAGATTTGGAACAGGTATAGTTCCGAGAAGATAGTCATAGCCGACTTCAGCTCCAAGCCCTCTGCCAGTTCCCAAGTGATACCTTCCACCACCCCAAGCTGGAACTGCTGACTTGAGGAAGTTGATCGAACCCATCTTGGGAATCATCGGAGTCGGTCCAGCAACTGTAGGAGGAGACTCCATTATTTTCGCTGGGATTGGTCCAGGGATAGGTGCCAATGGCTCAGATGGAGCAGTTGGAGTTGGTCCAGGTAGTGTGGGTGGAGCTTCAAAGCTATTCCGTAGCTTATCCCTTACCATATCTCTCTTGATCATCTCAGCGCCCATAATGCCTCGATCGACTTTTTTGTCACCAGTCAGATTTAACCTCTGATGGAGATCCGCCTTTTGTTTAGCGGCTGCATCTCGAAGAGAAGGTCTAGGCTTCTCTGGAGCTGGTTGGAACTTAGGTTGGTTTGCCAGAGGATCAGTAACCTTCTTTCCGGTCAGATTCTTGTAAAGATGGTAACCACCAGCAGCAGCGCCAGCTCCAAGAGCCACTGGTGCAACTGCTGAAAGCCAAGAAGGAATGATCGACTTCTTCTTAGGTCTACCGTATTCGTCATACTCTTCTTCAGACCCCATCTTCGGCATACCTGCCCCTGGAGTCATGATTTGATTCACAGCCCCGCCAATCGGATTAGGTAGCGTTGGAACTACACCAGGTGAAGCTGGGAACGGAGCTGGCTTGGGTGCATTGAATGCGGGAGCAGAACCACCGACAGGGTTAGGTAGAGTTGGAACAATACCTGGTGAAGCTGGAGCCGATCCAGAAACAGCAGGCTTCATGCCGCCCAAAGCTCTTTGAATGTGAGGAGGAACTCCAGTTACCACCCCGTCCAAAGCTTTTTGAATTTGAGGGGTCATTCCTGGAATAGCAGCTGGTTGCTTGGCTGCTGGTGGAGTGTAAACAGCTGGATCAATGGCAGACTTTTGAGTGAGCATGTGAGAAGCCTTTCCGGACTTTTGAACCGGGGAAGATGGCCGAGGTACTCGAATATAAGAGCCAGTGTTTCGATCGTAATCTATCATCCAACTACCATCGCGTTTTTGCAAGCCAAATGGAGTCAGAAAGTTAATCGAACCAGCCTTCTGAATACCCGTAGTAGTACCAGCAGTAATCGATGGTGCCTTGGTGGGAATCGCAGCTGACTGCGCTGGAGTAGCTCCGATCGCTGGCTTGGGAGCTGGTGGAGTAGTACCAAGCTGCTTGTTCAAAGCTGGGGCTGTGAGTGGCATGGATGGACCTGCTGGTGTTACCTTCACTGACCCTGGTGGAAGATCAGGAGTTGATCTGTTTCTGACGTAGATTTTTGGATCTACCCCCGAGCCTGGCATCAGTGGAGCAGTGAAAGCCCCTCTTGGCTTGCTTGGATACTTCACTTCCACAGAAGCTGGTGGCCATTGCATGTTCTGGTTCAGAGGCTCGCCAGGCTGCATATTGGCTGTTGATTTGCGAAGAGCATTGTTTGGAGCAGCGTAAAACCGTCTAGTGTAATCGCCTTCAGACTCTCCAGGCTGACGGGGAGCAGAAGAAGGATCAATATTAGAGATCAATTCATTGATTGCTTTTCGTTGCTCAAACAGCTTGTGGGTTTGACGCGATTCAGCATTGTGCTGCTGCATGGCATCCTGGTTCAACCCTCTCCGGATATCAACCACATTGGTTGACTCTGGTCTTCCAGTGAGATTCATGGGCTTTGCGTGATAAGGCAATGCCTGCCGCTGTCTTGCAGCTTCAGCGTCGATCACTTCCTTCTGCTTGAGCCAACGATCACCTGGGCCACCCTCATCCCAAAAGCCTACCATCGTTGGGATGTCAGCAGAGAGCTTAAGCCAGTTGATAGACCCAGACTTCTGAACCTGTCTACGTTGAGAAAGAAGGTGTTTGAGCACTTCCACCCGCGCAGCAAAAGCTTCAGGAGACATTGGGGTGACGTTCTTCATCAAACCAAGAGCCTTCCTGGGTGAGTAGTAGCCACGATTGTTAGCACTCCAATGATCCAATGGATTGCCACTTAAAGGTACTGAGTCATCAATGTCAGCAGTTACAAAGTGACTTTGACTGCCATGGTATTTCTGCTTCTCAGGGGACAAGCCAGCTCTTTGTTCTGGAGTCCAAGCAAAAGAAACAGGCTTTACTGGCAGAAGACGTGGGTTCTTGACAGTCAGACCAGTCTCTTCAAAGAACTCTCTGGCTGCTGCTGTAGGAATGTCTTCGCCATCATCTACGCCACCACCTGGTACTGCGAATGACTTATCGTTGTCCCATACGCCGCCATAGATCTTCCCCGCTTTGTCCCTGGCAAACATCTCAGCCCGGTTGCGGAATAGTGGAGCAGCAGCAGGAGCGACTGGAGCTGTTGAAACATCAGCCTTCTTCTGTGTTTCCTTCGGCTTGGAAATGATCTTAATATCAGCAGATATGTGAGTGATTCCAGGCTTATCAAAGAAACCTACTGGCATGTTCTTATCGAAATGCCTTCGCTCTTTGTCTTCTACAAATGCGTTGAAAAGCTTGTCGATACCCTCGAAGATTGAAGCAGACTTCCTGCTTTCAAAGAAGTCAGCTTTCCTCTTCTTGGCTTCAGCCAGTGCTTCTGAATCAATCGAAGATTCTGGCAACTGCACTGGATACTTACCCCAATCGCTCTTTGCAGTGGGTGTACAGGTTCTGCAATCAGAAGGATCAACATCATAGACTTGAGCAGCACCGATCGCTCGAGCGCCGCCATATGGCTTCTTGCATTCCTTGCAGTGATGATAGACCGGGTACTTCTGGGCAGCAGCTTTAGCTGTAGAAGGTGCAAACATCTGAGGATTTGATGCAGGTGCTGGCGGAACTGGAGCTGGCGACTTCAAAGGTAGCTTTGCTACAGGTGGGGTAGCGGGCTTGGTGTAGTTGTATCTGGAAGATGGAGAATTACCGATGATGGCAAATGGCATAGCTCCACCAGCATCAGCTATCTTCAGGTAATTCCTCGTCATTTCCGTGTTCCTGTGTCAGCATAACCATAAAAGTGATAATTCCTGAATTGCACATCTCAAAACAGGAATGTCAGAATGCTAAGTTGATTGTCAATAACCTTTTATGTCAAACAGGGGGTACTTTTTGCAGTGAAAATCTCAGAGGTGATGAGAGCTTTCACATCATTGGTTTTTGTCTGGGCATAACGCTTCCGTTAGGTCCAGTCATAGGTTTGGGCATACCAACAGGCTGGCCGATGGTCGAGGGAGCGGGCATTCCCAGCTGCCCCAGAGGCATCGTGCCAGCCATTGGTAGCGTAGGCTGTTTGTTCGCACCACCAGCAAGGTTGTGCGGGCTCATCAGACCGGATCTCGCATTGACCATTCCATTGGTGTTACCGAAGCCTTCGCCGCGACCGGCAGCGGAAGACTTGATCATAGTCAGTAACACAGCAGCGGAATGGTTGCCCCTTGCAGCGAGACCAGCAATCTTTTGAAGCGGTGACAGCGTTATCATCTAGGAACTCACAAAAACCTATCCACATAGATTAGCGAGTCAGAACAAAACTATCTACGGGAGTCTTATCGATCTCGTAAACGCCCTCTGGGGACTTCCTGTAGCCCATAGAGAGCAGTTTAGCCTCCAGCGCCTCGGAAGTCGGTGGAGCCTTCCCTGAGCAGTCTGAGACGACCACAGGGCAGTAGGTATTGGTAGTCATGTCACGGAGAAGCATAACCGTTTTCAGCTCAGGCTTGATCCTTTCGGGGAGTTGGTAGTTTGAGGGGAGTTCGACAGTTACATTCTCAGCGGTCATAGAGACCCTTTCAAAACTGGCAAGCTACCACACAATCGCTGTGATAGCTAAAAAAAAGGCAACCCGCATCAGATAGAATCTGATGCGGGGCACTTTTATGGGTTGATGGTTAAGTTAGCTGCGAGGTTTCAAAAATGAGAAGATGGGTGCATTCGTGCCACCCTTCAGGGATTCGCGTTTAGCGTTCTTGGCCATGAGAGCCAAACGCTGCAAATCACGCTCATATGTTGGGTGAACGCTGATCACTGGGAACGTGGCGGTCATGACAGGTTCAGCACCTTTTTCAAGGATGCCGAAACTGCCAAGACGGGGAACCAGGACTCGAGTCCCAGATTCTGCCACAGCTTGTGGAAGCTTCTTCGTAAGCTCCACAACCAGTTTGCGACTGCGACCAGCGTCTACCACCAGGTCAATCAACTCGGTAATAGCACCCTTGGGGTAGGTGCTACAGTTCCGAGCCAGGTAGGTAGCGACCCGGTATTCCATCTTCTCAACATCAGGATCAGCGAAATCCATGAATGGATCTGTAGCTTCCTGAATGATAAACAACGAACAGCCATAGCTGTCGTCATTGATCGCAGGAAGATTCATCGCTGTGCTGTACCAGAAAGCAACCCGAGCGTCACCAGCGTGAGCCAGAGTGCAATGCTGCTTCCGGTCAAACCGGATATTGTTCCCCTGGGTGATGTCGTACTCAGGGTTCCGCAGCATGTGGCGGAAGAGGTGCTGGAACACCTCAACTTCGTGCTCCTGACTTGAGGTATCCAATTGGATACCCAGAGAAGAAGCTCGCTGATGGTGCTCTGGAACGGGAGCATCTCCGTAGTTGTAGACCCCAGCAAGGATGCAGGCTCGCACCCAGCTGAAGTCCCAGGTCTTGCATTCGCCAGTTGTCTGACGAGCGCATGATCCACCTTCGTGAATCGTAACCTTCTCAAAACTCTTGTGATCACAGATCTGATTCTGGATCGTTGGTGTGGTCTCACCAACATAGTTCAAAGGCTGAACGAACTCGAGGGTCATGGGGGCCAAGAAGCCGCTGGCAGCGCGAACCGACTCGAATACGTCGTCGAAGCTGACTTCACCATTTACGAATGGAAGTGAGTTATCGACCAACTGATCAGCGGCGGCTGCGACGGACAAAATAGCGTTCGACATGTTCAATCCCCTTAAAGCTTCCGTGTTTTTTCCAGTTGTTATTGACCGCTAGGAACTGGACTCACCAAGCGTCCTGGAGCTTCCCCAGGAGTATTACTTTCAGTTTTCAGCCATGAAGTGGGCTGTTCTGGGTGTGTGCTAAAAAAAAACCCTGCTTGTGCGAGCAGGGTTTCTTTGGATTGATAGGATGAATTACTTCTTCAGCAGAGCCACCAGGTGGTCTTTATCAGTCTGAGACTGCAGAGTGCTGAGACCATTCGCACTGAGTTCAGCACGACGTGTCTCTTCCACAGCCTCAAAAAGCTCGTTGTTCAGCTTTACTTGATCCATCTTGTCAGCTACTGCCAACAGGTCAGAGATCTTACGATAAGCTGCTGCTGTTCGTGATGCGTAAGCTCGCATCCGTTTGTCAGCGTGTGGATAGTCGGTGAACGCAGAGTCCAGATTCTGAGCAGCTTCATTGTAAATAGCTACCCGAGCCGAGATCCTCCACGATGCGAACCACAGACTGGTCGTCTCTGTGGTTGTCCACTTCCTGATGGAACCGATATGGTTGTACAGCTCTTCCGAAGCAACGGCTGTGTCGTTGGCTGGAGACCCACTGACGGTCTTTTCGCCAAACATTCCGAAGCACCAGGTTTTGTCCTGAATACTGCGATTCTTGTAGGAATCAGCAATATTCGGAGCATCTGCTGCGAAGGCAGATGAACCAGTGAAGAGAAGAGCAACTGCCAGGCTGACGGTGATGAAGTTTTTCACGGTGAACAGATTCCCAAACAAGCTAAAGAAAACAACACAACAGTGACCGCTTGTTAAGCGTCCAGGAGCTTCCCCTGGATATTACCCCCAGTCAAACACTGGGATAGTTAGGCAGAAGCCAGAGCTTCTTCCTCGGTTGGTTGCTTATTTGTCTCTCGCATGTACCAGGGTAGGTACTTCTGCTCAGTCTTCCTGATGTGGTGTTTCCACCCATCTGGGAGCTTTTCAACAGAGAAGAAACCAATGCCGCCATTGGTTCCTTCAGGAGATATTGCGTGTTCGCAGTCGTCGCAGAGCAATGCTCCGCAAACGAACTGCCCGGTTTCTTCACATTCATGTGTAGCTGGTGCTCCACATGATTGACACTTTTTGTCTTTATGGCTTTCGCAGGGCTCTTCGTGCTGGCACTTTGAAGAGCTCCAAGCCAACTTGATTCCACAGAGCATTATCTTGTCTCCGCTGACTGCAGATGCCACAGTCCATCTGGTAGGCCGAGGAAAGTTAACTCGGTGTTCCCTAACTGACCAACAGCTACCTTGCAGACTCCAAAGCTCCGGATCTTCCATTTGGCTGTTGCGAACCCTAACTTTACAGTCAGAGCTTTTGTGGTGCTGACTTCAATCCCATCCTTGATTGCAAAAGTTTCAAGAGTTGGACGCTCAGTCGGCAAGTTGTTATTGATCGCTATCAAAGCGATGACGACAAAGATAAAGAATGCTGCAATCAGGCCATTACGAAACGTAAGTAGTGGTTGCTCATTCATGATGATCTCCTCAAGTAAGGTGAAAACACTCCAAGCGTGAAACGGGCGAATCACGCTTGGAGCGAAGAGGAGAGTGACGACGTAGCCACTCTCCCCTTTTGTTGTTACCAGCCGACCCCCGACTGGTTGTATTGGCGGCAATCATGCCAGATGAATAACAGGTGTCTCGACTCTAACGAGAGCCCTAAAGAATTCAGTAACTTGCTCGTCGAGAGATGGATACTCCTCTCGTACCAGCTGCAGCACTATTGGTCTGTCAGATGGAATGACTCCACCCAACTCTTCCATTACTTCTAGTACTCGATTCAAAACCAAACTGTGCTCTCTCTCAATCGCTGTGATGTTCATACCTACCTCCTCGCATAAGTGAAAAGAAACCAACACTTAGCTGCCTGCTACTTGAAGCAGCTGTTCTTGTACTCTCCCAACAACTCCACATGAAGCTTTTGAATCTGCTTGTCAGCAAACTCAACTTCACGCTTGTAGTCATTGGCATGCTGAGTCAGCTGCTGGCAGCGGAACTCGATGTTTTTAACAGTGTCTTCCAACTGGGCGTTCTTCTCGATAAGTCCGCTGATGATCGCCATGGCAAACACCAGCATACAACCGAAGATTAGACCCAGCAGGTTCTGCACGACCCAAGCGCCGAGACTATCGGCTTTCTTAACGAACTGATTCATGTGAAACTCCTGTTGAAATTAACGTAACCCGGCTTGTGCTAGAGCGATATCCGTGTAGCGCAGACCAACATGCGCAAGCCTTCCATAAACTTCTCGCTTTTGCGACAAGTCATAAATAACACGTTTCACCAGGTCAATTGACCGGATTTCAGTTGGAATCTCTCCACATCTGAATTGCTGAGCTTCGACCCCAGCTGCTTCAAATATGATTTGATCACCCTCCTGGGTAACCTTGACTCCTACTACCACCTTCTGCTGCAAAATAGCAAGCATCAGACTTCTCCCAGAAAGGATTGATAAGTGCGAACCAGTTTAACGTCCTGGCAGACGGCTGCAATTTTCATCAGCATCCCATTTACCGCAGTGGGTTTCTGCTTCTAAAGAGACTTGGTTTACGATCCAGCGAGCCACCTTAGACTGGCTTGCTGGCGATCGTCCAGGATAACCCCTGGCGGTCCGCTAGTTTAACGTCTGTTCAGACGGTCAGATCCTCGACCCACAGTATCTGGCTACCAGAACTCAGGGCTGTTGCCCCAAACTAGTACGGTGATTGGACCACTATTCTCAGTGGAACTACACCAGACTTCCCTCCAACTTGGAGAAGCCTACACCAGATACTGCTTCGGCTTGCACCTGCTGCAAGCTGCATCCTGTTTGATCAGAGACAAACAGGCAAAGCCTCAAAAAGCGTGTTTAACGTCACGCCTGACGAAGCAAGTGAACACAAAAACTCAAACACTGGCCCAACCGGCCAAGCTGGGAGACTCTTGTATAAGTCTCCCATTCGAAGCAGTTACTGCTTCGTTGTAACACTCCTCGCAGACAGCCTCATAATTGCCACCACCTGCTCCATTGTTGGACAATGGGTTCCACCCGGTCTGGACCTCGGTGGTGGCTTCTTTACCGCAAGCACAAAGTACCTTTTCCATCGCAGACCTCCTGTTGTGAAACTCCCTCACTCTGCATTTACTCCAGGCTTGTGACTGGCTACTCCACAACATCGTGGAATAGGCTGCATTAAGGTACGTGTTTAACGTCACGCCTGACAGCTGGTTAAAACACGCAGCGACCGGGGAGACTACTTACGTAAGCCCGGTAGTGTTGTAGCTGGTACCATTCCTGACAGTCGCCAGGAACGGAGGTGAGCCAGTAGTACCGCCCGTCTTTTCCCCGATGATAAACATGCGTAAACATATCAATCTCCTGGTTAACTGCAAAACGAAACCACCACTGGAAAACCCAGTGGTGGCTTAAGGGTTAATTCCCGACACTTGGACAACACTGAGTGACCAGCTCAGTAATTGGCCCTCCAGACTAAAAGAAAACACCACTGGAAAGCCCAGTGGTGTTAAAGATCCTGCTTAACGTCTACGGGAGACGTGCTGAGTTCTCATCAGCATCCCTATTTGATAAGAGGTAGGTTACCTCGCATAACAACTGACACTAACCTGACGCAGTGAGAGAATAAATGGACTCTCCCACCCTTGCTGAAGTTACATCAGCACCCCATTTGAACTGGCGGGTTACCAGAGTTTGCCCGATATCCCTGGCATAAGGGGAGAGAAGATAGAAACTCATAATACCTATCTCTCTCTATCTATTGTGCCACCGTGGAGCCCTGAATTAAGCTACGCTTGAAAACTCTCCAAAATGGTGCTTTGAAGCTGCAACGTAAACTTTGGAAGCTTCATCAAGATCTGTGAAAAGACCCAAATGGATGTACTTTCCCCTCACTCTGATCTTTGCTTGCCACTTGTTGGTTGGCTTATTCCAAGTAACACCCCTTCGACCACTGGTGTTATTCTTAGCTAGACGACTATTACTTCCATTTTGAGAGGGTGTAGCCAATCGAAGATTAGAAATTTTGTCATCAAGAGAGTTTCTATTCTTGTGGTCAAGAAGAATACCAGCAGGAGGAGAAGAGCCCTTGTTCAACAACCAAATCAAATGAGCTCGCTGATACAGTTTTCCATTGATTCCTATTATCCAACGATGATTTCCATTGGAACTGAGGTGAGAGCCAGCTTCTTTCAAAGCAAACCTGGTGTTCCAAGATCTACAATCCCTGTCACTCTTGAAGTCACTCTCTGGTCTCACATTCCAGAAAAGCTTACCATCGACTTCAGTAAACAAACGTCGTACATCAATTGCAGTCATTGCTCGGCTCCTCGAAAGCTGAGTAGTGTAGAGTGCAGGCGTTCAAGCGCCTGCACTCTTATCATATCACACTAATCGACAATTAGCTTCTTAGCCCTGGCTTCTGCGTCTTTCTTAGCCTGAATGTTCTTCTCAACAGCGTGGAGATGATCTTTTTCCAGAGCTTTGGAAGCTGCGATGTACTTCCCCTCGCTGTGATGCAGGTAGCCAATCATATGTGTGCGGGTCTGAAAACCCCACAAAGAGATGTACTCCTCTGAGCCGTTGTACTCCTCAAATGGAGCACCAAAGGTCAGAGGCAGGTTCTGCCTGCGGTTCATCCACAGCAGAGAGCCTGCTTCAGAGCAGCCTACTCCGTCCATCCAGTGAAACAGGTCTCGACCACGATCCTTGGGTACTCCGAACAGCATCTTCCCCATGTAGCTGAAAGAAGCATCAGGAGAGACATTGAACAGGGCAGTCTTAGCTAATGGAAAGACCACCACTGACTTCTTGGAAGCTCCATCACGCATGTAGAACTCGAGCAATGGATCTACAGGCAAGCCAGCATAAGAGAACCACAAGCAATGGTTGAACAAGTAATACTCTTTGGTGATTGCCTTCAGATCTGCAAAAGAAGCTTCTCTCTGCAATGGAAAGATGGGCTTCAACTTGAAGTCAGAAGGAAGCTCAACAGGCTCTGTCATCCCAGGTGGAAGAGAAATGGGTATCTTCACCGTATCAAGTGGTGAAGGGCTGTTAAATGCCCCAATCTCCTCACTGGAGTCGAAGTGGCGTGATTTGATAACACTACTCATTGGGAGCCACCTCAGTTGAATCGATTACATCTACAGCTGGTGCGCTGATTGTTATCGCTTCAGGGGCCAGGTCACGAACGGAGATAACAGCATTCTTTACGTTCTTGGACAAAGTACCAAGCAATGAACGGCGAGCCCACTCAGCAATGAGCAGTGACTCAGCAATGCCATCAAGGTTCTTTTTCTTGACGTTGATAAGAGCAAGAGGGAATAGTTGCTTGGCAGTCTCTACAGCCAGCATCTTCCGCATGGTGGATACTTGGCGCTTTGCCCTGCCATGCTCTCTGAGTTTCTTCTTGGACTTCTTACCCTGGGGCATCTTGGCATTGGAGACGGTCTTACTGATCATCTCCCGCTTCCAGGCTGGTGGGGTGACAAACGAGTAAGGGCACTGAGAGGCGACTACAATGCCCTCCCACATGCCGATGTTTCTACCAAAGGCAAAGGCAGACTTGGCACCATCTGTGAACATGGCTTCTACCTTCTCCAGGCAGATGTGCAATCGCTTGCCCTTGGACTCTGCAATCGCTTTGAACTCCATCAACACAGCATAAGCCTGTGCAATGTCGATCTGCGCTCGCAGCTTCCCACCCTTTACTATCTGAGAGCAGGGAGTTGGCAAAGCTTTGATAGCAACTCCTGTCTCATCCAGAAGGGAAATGCCACCGAAAGAACCAGGATCGATACCAGCTACCAGATAGTCCATTATTCGACCGCTCCACTAAAGAGCTTATAAAGCTCAAAGACCTTCCAGGAATCAGTAAGTGCCGTGTGAGGTGCTTCCCTGATGTAAGCTGGCAGCTTTTCAGTCAATTGAAACTGCTTGGTGCAGAACTCACCAAGGTTCCAGTATACACCCTTTGCCCTGATCTTGTTGAGTTCAAGAATCCAATCAAGATGGTCAATGAACTTCGGTATCTTGGTAGGGTTCAATTGAGCTGCTTTGACAATCAGACCAGTGTCTACCAGCTTCTGATAGATAAATGGCCTGACACCCAGCTTGGAACAGTTGTGATGCATCATGTTGGCATCAAAGCTGAACAAGTTGTGACCACACGCAAACATCATGTGTGTAGCATTGTATTGCTCAAAGAACTGCACCGTCAGATTGGACAAGGCCGTGAGCGACTCAGCTGGATGCCTTCCCAGAGATCGCAGCTCTACTGGATCAGGCCGCTTGACATCAGGATGCTTTTCCTTCATCGCCTCATTGGTCTTACGGAATCGATCAATGTAGGTCTGGGCTTCAACTACATTAGGGCAGTCAAGCCAGTTCAAATACGAGTGGAATACATGTTCCACTTTCAACTTCATGTTGGTTTGAACCACAAACAGTGCAGCTATCTCGTAGGCATAATCGCTCGTACAAGAAAGCCCCGTCGTTTCGCAATCAAAAATGATGAAGGCACAATCTCTCCCGAATGGGACGAGATTGTTCTTCATTTGAGCACATTTGAGAACGAAACTCGGGTCGACTACAGCGCTGGCTTCTGAGCCCATTTCTGCATATCCTTCAAAAGATTCGCTCGCTGCGAATCGGTCATGGATTCCATCATCTTCTTCATGCCTTCACCCATGTTGAGCAGGCTCTCTTTCGAGAACATGGGAACAACCAGTTCTGGGTGAGCTGAACGTCGCATGAAAGCATAGAACCTTCCCAACAGGTTCTGAGCAATCAGAGTAAACACAATCTGCAGCACTGGCTCAGGTAGCCTGGTGAAGCCAGACTCTTCAATCGCATCCTGCAGAGAAAGACCCTCAGTCTTGTCAGCAGCAAAAATGACGAAATTAGCCAACGCTTCCGCTGCTGGCACCATGTCTTTCATCGTGATGTTGTGCTGCTTCACCAGATTGGCATAAGCGTGGTTCAACGGGAGTAATTCGTCCACCATGTTGAAGGTAGTTTCCCGTATTATTTGCGCTGTCTGAGAAACGAGGTCTCGGTTTGGGTTGTACCAATGGCTTGACCCCATTGGTCTTAATTCCACTGACATTAGCAAGTCTCCTGTTTATGACATCTCGATTGTAACTCATGATAGAAGTCGAACAACCAAGATCAAAGTAAGTTAGCATCGAAGAGTTACTTGCCTGCAAAAGGCAGTACCACATCAACTCTCGGACATCCTCTGGCTTCAATAGCCTCGGGTGCTTCGGCTTCCTATCCGAGTTTTCGTTCCTTGGCTTCTTACCGAATCCCATTTTCGGAGAAAGATAAACCAGGGACTGCTTGGAAAAAGTACGGGTGACCGTCTGACCAGCAAAAGGACCAATAAGGACTCTGGACTGAACCTGATAGCACATGTCTGAGATACGTTGAGAACCCTCAGCTGTGATAACAGGACCAATACTCATGACTTCAGAAAGAGCCCACACAGGTTCAACAGGTAGTCCCAGATAAGCTGGCGATCGTCCTAGTCTGATCGACCCACACTGGTCTGCCAGAAAGTACGCCATTCTCGTCAGTTCCGCATCGAACACCGAGTCAGTAGCGTGGTAGAACAAGGGATTGAGTGTAGTTGAAAGTGCAAACAACACTGATGACTTGCAATTACCTGGGGACTTACCGGTCAGCAGCTGTAATATCTCAGCGATCGCGATGGGTGCGTGGTCTTTACTCAAAGGCAGGTTAGGCTGCTTCTTGGCTTTCAACAATTCCGTCATCAAAGAAAGCAGAGTCATCGCCAAAGACCGCTGGGCTTTGAGCTTCTTGAGATTCGTTTTCGGCAAAGGGGGTGGGGGGCTTCGTTTCAATTTCGCCCAATTCTTCATCGAATTCTCCAGTCAGTAAGGTGTGATCTACGACAAAAGGCTCTTCCTCCTGATTGGCTTCAACAGCCTTCACAACATAGTCTCGAGCCACTGTAATGGGCTCAGTACCTGGAACCTTCAAACTCTCTTGAAGAATAGTCAGCAACTGAGAAACTGCATCAGCTCTGCGATTCAGCAGATTGAATACCTGTGACTTGTCAACCTTGTTAACGAACAGTGTGTTAACCCGGCTGTCTACGAAATGTGCTTGAACTTCCATCTCGTCTGAGCTCACAACTCGTATGAGCCCAGCTGAGGAAGCTTCTGTTTCGAATAAAAGCACTACTATCGGTTTATCACTTGGCGTTGGCATCTGCTAAGTCTATTGCCTCCAGCCAGGCGTTAAGCTTGCATACGTTCTCAGTAAACCCAGGCGAGATGCTCTTAACGAGAGACAGCATGGATCGCTGTTTCTCGGTCAACGCAGCAACACCAGCCTGGTTAGCAGCGATCTTGTCAGCCACATTCACGCCATCGCGAGCCTGTTGGTTAACAAAGTCATTCCACTTGTTGTAGAAATTATGCAATGCTTCTAGCTGCTTAGTCAACGACAATGTTGCAGAAGCAGACTCAGCAGCTGGTGCCTCACCGGTGACTGCTTTCACCTCAGCTTGAAGCTTTCGACAGGTCCAATCCTCTTCAGCACATGTCACTGCCACCGAGTCACGCTCAGATTCGTTCTTGATTCGGAGCAGAAAACGAACGTGAGTTGGTGTCCAAGTATAGGTCTTCGCATCCTTGGTTTTGAGCTCTTTCAGCTGATCAAAGCCAGCATCATCGTAGGCTTCAGCAAACCTGATCGCGAATTGGATCTTTTGCTTGTAGGTGCTCAGCTTCTTGGCTACTTCGGCTGTGATCTTGGGACCATAAAGATCCTGACCTTTGGCATCCACTAACTGGACACCCACAGCATGGATGGCTTCAAGCTCGACGTTCTCGCTGTTTCCCAGCAGTTGCTTAACACTCTCACAGAGGTTCTCAACTGCCTTTTCCCTCTCTTCAGCTTTGGTGGTCAGCTCGTCGACAGCCTTGGCTACCTCTTCCATGACCGGTGCTTTTGCTTGCTTTGCCATGCCTGTTTCCTGTTAACTGCGTGTAAGACTGCATTTTATAAAAAAAAGGAACTGAGATCGATGTTTCCAAGTGGAAACATTGTGAGCCACCCTGGCTGGTGGAGGGGCAGGTTGAGCGCCACAAGAGTAAAGAGCTGTCTTCCTCACCTGCCAGGACTCTCGCTTCTTAAGCCTGACACTGAATCCTCGCTTGGCTCCAAATCGCTTAAGGTGAATTTGAAGATCCTCGCTGTCCCCCTCCAGTAGCATTTGAAATCGCACGTCTTGAATGTCAGCAAGATAGCGAAGCACCGTCGAAGGGAAAGCAACAACTGAACCCGGTGAAGAAACTCCTCGAACAATTCGAGAAGGAATTGCAACACTGGTACCCAGTTTTGAGCCTGGAACAAACCTCTTGATTGCCTTGGATCCTGTCGCTTCTTCTACCAACAACTGCAATGGCTGATCCTTAAGCTTCTTCAGCTTTTTGTTAAGGTAAGGCAGAGTAGCCAGCATAGATACTCTAGCCCACTCCCATGGCAACTTAGCCATAGCAGTAGCATAAGGCTTTGATATCGATTTACAGAGATCGAAGACTACATGGCTGTTCCAGTATTTACCTTCAGAGTCAGCATGATTGAAAACAGTCTCATCTAGCTTCACTAAAGGTAGAAACTCTAAACCTAGCTCATCTCCCACAGCTTTTTGGATACAGTCTGTGACAAGAAGCCGTTCAGCGGGCAGATTAAATAGCACTGTCCATCCCCTTTCAGAGATGTGGAGACATAACCAGAGAAATGACGGTTAAGTGGGAACTCCCTTTTCCCCACCACTGAAAGACCTGGAAGTAGTTCCAGATCAGTAATCAACCATTGGCCGTTTTGATCAGCACCAAACAGTTGAACTGCTTCACCCAGGTCAGATTTATCCAACCACTCAAAGCTCAGAGTGGTTACTCGCTTTACCTTGTTTCGAAACTGGTAAGCTGTGAATCTGGGCAGCTCAGGAATAAGCTCAATCAGGCAAGTGAGACGAAGATTGTCGTCAGCATGCCTTTCTTTTGAGAAGCGATAAGCGAGCTTCTTTGGCACTTTATAGTGACTAAGAATCTCTGTTACGCACCTGCTCTCGAACAAACATGCTAACCGGTGAGCTTGTTCTTGTTGAAGGAACTTGTCACCGGTTAGCACATCATCCGAGAAAGAAAGATCGTCAATCGGATTTGACATCGAATAACTCTAAACGGGCTACGCTGGAGGAACTGTCTCGAGTTCACCATGATTAGTCAACTCTGACAGATTAGCTGTAGCACTCGGAATAGCTGAAGATGGAGCAGCTACAGGTTCGTACTTGATACGAGGAACGAAGTAGGGGTGCTCGTAGATGTTCAGGACAGTTCTGAGCGACTGCCTGATTTCTGGATCAGTGTTGATTCGCTTACCCATCTCAGAAGCTGATACGGCTTCCGATTCTGGAATACCCAAGGCTTTGCAGTGGTATCTGCCACCTGAGATGGCTTGGATATTGCAAATGCTTTTGATCCCTTTCATGGTCTCAGCTGAGAAGTTCTCAGAATCGATCAACAGCATGGTTGTCGCTTCATCCCAGTCCCACCAGGTAACTTGCCTGTTTTCAAGCTCGTCGTGACTCCAGTAGAGACCACAGACAAGAGAGCGGAACCCCTTAGTTCCAGCAAGTGTATTCTTGGGGAGCGAGAACCGTACTTTCTGACCTTTCACGTCAACTGTGTCTGTCTTGCCTGCATTGGCCATAAACAGATTGATTGCTGACATATACGCCAACTTTTGACCACCAGAAGCTATCTGCTTGGGTGGGCCAAAGCTAGGCATCTGACCTTGCTGCTGATTGACATAGGTGTGAGTCGTGCCAACCAAAGTGATTGGATTACCCGACAACTTGTGGTTAGAGTACACTCTCAACCAGTCGCCAATCAGTTTTGCTTCTGTTGCATAAGACGAAGTAGCAAAGCCCTCTTCAAGAATGGATTTCGTCTTAGCCTTGCACAGAGCACCAACATACGAGTCAACACCGAAACAGATGGGAACGGTGTACTCGGGATTCTTATCGAAAAGCTTCAGAACACGATCTGTAGCCTTCATAATGTAAGCCTGCCAATCCTCCAGGATTTTGCATGGCCGAAACTCAAAGGCTTTTTGGTCATATTTAACGATGCTGTTGCGAAGAGTCTGAGAGTCTTTATCGCCCTCAGTACATCCAACACCACCACGCCCACCCAGCAGTCTGTGCCAACGAATCATCTCGTATAGCATAGCTGTCTTACCGACATGCGGTTCAGCTGTCAGACCCCAAGAGCGGCTCAATGGACAACCATTGACACCAAACAACCACTCCAGGCAGAAACCTGGGAATGGGATCACCAGCGTGTGGTTGGTGAAGTCAGCATCGATCTTACGAGAACCATGCTCGTAAGCCTGCTGAGACAACACACCATCCATAGCTGCATCTAGCTCTGAGCTAGTAGGTATCGCTGTTTCAACTTTCTTCTTCTTTGCCATCGACCTCTCCCAAAGAAGAGGGGGTCAATTGACCCCCTCTCGTACCAACAGGAACTACTGAGCTGCTTGCTGAAGCTGAGCCAGATTACTCAGACCACTGCTGATTCCAGCTGGGTTAATAGCAGGAGTTGGCAGAGGTGCTGGATTTACTGGCACAGCATGAGGGAAGTCAGCAACAGGGTTAGTTCCAGCAAAAGCTGCATCAACCACCGGAGGGGTGGCAACAGTTGGCTGGTCTGGGGCAGTTGGCCAAGGTCCAGTAGCTACAGCAGGCGCTGGTACACCACTGGTAAATCCAGCTGGAGCTGCGGCGGCAGCGGGATTAAAGCCTGCCATTGGGGGAACGCCCGCAGGAGCTCCTGGGAAGCCTGCTGGGGGAGCTGCATTGGCTGGATTCACCTGAGCAGGCTGAACCGCTGGTTGTTGCTGCACAAACGGTGCAGGCTGGCCAGCTGGCTGCGTGGGAGTAAATCCACCTGGAGCCGCAGCTGGAGCCATAGCTGGAGCAGGAGCATAACCGCTCTGAGGTGGAAAGCCAGGTACACCAGGCTGTTGCCAAGCTGCAGCGGCAGCTGGTGGCTGAGTGCCGTGCGGGATAAATGGCGCAGCGGCAGGCTGAGCATATGTTTGACCAGACACCGGTGGGTGGATTGGAGCTGCACCAGGTGTGTTGGCATTGATTGAAGTGTGCTCGTAAGCAATCTGGCGAAGTTCGTCAGTGATGAAGTGAGGATACTTCTCCCAGGCGTACATCAAGACTTCTGGGTTGAACTGCCGATAGATAGTTTTCGCCTGATCCAGCGGAGACATGACCTGGATGATCTCGTCCAGAGGCACATAGCGATCGCGAATCATGTTGTACAAGAACGCATGTGGCTCTGGGTAGTTTAGCTTAGCTGGGAAGTTGCTGTTATCTTGAGGATAGCCAGGCAACGTTTTAGTGAAGAACCCAGAGTAACCAGCTTGTGGTTGCTGATTGTTAGTGGAAGTCTGCTGATAAACAGCCAGACTGTCGAGATTGGAGGCAGCTTGCCGAGGATCAGTACCAATCTTAAACACATGGAGAAAACGACCGAAATGAGTGCTAACAGGGTCACCATTTTCGAGCGAGTTCTCGAAGTCGTCAGGGTTACCCTGATAGTTTGGCTTAGCCTTGCCCATCTCTTTGATGACGCAGTCTTGCCAGAAGGCTGAGGAAAACTCGCCAACAATGGCGGTATCACCTTCTCGAACACCAATCGGTGGACCGTCGTTGAACACCTTGTTGCCAAAGCTGTGCTGATAAACCAGCACGTAGCAGATGTAGATGGAAGTCAGGTAGGGAAGATCCGCTCCCTTGCCTGTTGAACCCTTGATCAGACCACTCCAGTAGTGAGGAACCACTGGGCCACCGTGGAACAGGCGACGACCGTCAGGGAAAGCACCATTAGCCTTCTCTGCGTACTGCACCGCTCGCTGAATCTCATTACGCAGAATCACCAGAGGGTTGGTGTTCTTATCCCAGGACTTGTTGATCTGGGGATTGTTGAGATAGATGGTGGGTTTGTTGTTACCGCAACCAATCGACTTTACTGCCGGGTAAGAGCGGAACCACGGAGAATACCGGACACCGAGACGGAAAGGCACCTCTGAATAAGGTGTCGTCTCTGTGTCGAAGCAGGGAAGCAAGCGGAAGATAGTAACCTTACCATCGTAGCTTGGGGAAACGATCTTGATGGGATACTTCGAATTAAAATTGATCCCACTGCGACCACTGGACTCTACCTGATTGGCACCAGCGTCGTTGTCTGAAGTGAAGAACCGATCCATACCAGCCATGCGAAACTCCTCAATGAAGGTTTGATTTTGTAGGTGAAAAAAGTCAAACGACTAGTGAACAGCATTTAAGCCGCTTTGGCTTTTGGTGCTTTGCCGTAAGAACGGCTGATTTTTAATCTGTCACAATCATCATGAGACAAATCAATGCCCCACTTTTCATAGACGTGAATGTCCAGATCGAACTGGCACAACTTATCTGACACCTTCTTTCCATCATCATCAACAGCGTAGAACTGCACTGCTTTGGACAAACAAGTGGGCAGAACATGCTTCACGTATCTATCCAGACTCTCGGTAGCACACTCAGCTATCGCCGCATCGTGAATCTGATTGCAGATGCGATAGTTGAGATTCGTTTCAATAGCTCGTCGATACTTTCTCAAGTTATAAAGTCCAAGAGACATAGCTCGAGCTACTGAGCCCTGAATACGGAAATTACCAGCTTCACGCTTGGCATCTTCCACAGCCTTCCGATCATCACCAATAATGGTGAATCGACGGATGCCACCAAGCGCGTCACGAAGGTAACCAGGAGCAGTAACGCGGTTCTTGGTCTTTTCGAGGAAAGGCAACAACTTGGGATAGCGAGCGAAAATACCATCTCGAATCTTCCCAGCGTCGTCTACAGAGATCTCGATTCCACTTTCTTCTTTCACAGCCATCACGACTGCTTCCATACCACGACCGTATGGAATACCGAACACAATCGTCTTCACAGCATCGCGAAAAGCGCTTTTCCCGGCATCCTTCAAAGCAGACTTCTTTGGTGGAAGATCCAGCTTGAAGATTTCCACGGCAAAACTGCTGTGAATATCAAAGTAGTCAGGATGGTTCTCATCCAAACCGCTTCTACGAACGTGCTCAATCATCAACTCGTCGCCAGATAGCCAGGCCATCATGGCTAGCTCGGCTCCGATGAAGTCAGCCTCTACCAACACCGTACCAGGTCGAGCAATGAACAAGCTTCGAATAGGCTGGAAACCAGCTCCCACTATTCGCTTGTAATCCTTGTCCCTCTTCTTCGATATGGCCATCAAGTTGGGCTTGGCAGAGCTGGCTCGACCAGTTTCCTTCGTCTGCCAATAGAGACTGTGAACAGCACCATCGCTACACACGTAGTCTAACAGACCACGTTGCATGACATCCTCATGCTGCTCATCATCAGCTGCTGCAATAGCTGCATCAGTGATGTCCACACCGCTGTCGGTGTCGTTGTAAAGGATGTTACCTTCTGACACTTCTCTCAGGGCTGTGTTCAAAGCCTGATTGATGAAGTTGTAATCCAGCAGTCTCTTTACTGTTGGATTGGTGTGAGCAAAAATACCCAGCGTCTCTTTAGCTGTAGATGGTGAGTAAGAAGCTACCAGGTTTTCTTTTACAATCTTGTCCCACATCATAGCGCCTTTACCAGACGCTTTCATGGGAGTAAGCCCAAGAGTCAGAGCTCCCTCTGGTCGAGTCTTTACCACAGACCCGTCTTCAGCTGGCTTCTTGCCATTGAGAGCTTCACCGAAGAGCATCTCTCTCTTCTGGTTCACGCTATTAGGATTGAAATCAGGCCACTTAAGCTCTTGCCTCAACTCACCCAACACTCTCGTCTTCGCTTCGACAAACTTCTCTCTGAGAGCTGTACAAGCCTTGTTGTCGAAAAGAATACCAGTCTCTTCCATCTCCATGAAAGCACTCATTGCCATCATGGAAATCCAGAAGTGCTGCCTGGAGTTCAAACCGAAAGTCGGGTCAGCATCCAGATAGCCTGGCCTGACACACTGATGCGGCTCTGGACCAGTCCACACCCCGTCGAACAACTCAGCCAGCCTGAACGTCACATCAACGTCTTTGGCACCATAGGGATAGAGAACCTCATCGGGCATGAAGCCGAAAGGAATCTTCTTGTCTCGAAGTTCATGGATCTTCGTATCCCATCGAGGAACACCCAGGTACAGAACACCCAGTGATTCGAGCTCGAATGGCCCAGTCTCCCTGACAGCGTGAGCTGCCAACATGGTGTCAAACGCACCCTGAACCCTGGTCATTGCTGGGCCATGCAGGATACCCAGCTCGGGTGGGTAAAGCATTTCCTCAATGTCCAAGCCTCGTTCCATCAGTGGTTTACGCAACCACATGCCATCAGACTTGATGCTATGACCAGTCAGTCTGGGCTTCACCGTGTTGATCAACCTGACCAATGGTGCATAAGGATCACCATCGAAGGTGTACTCCCCTTTATCATTGGTCAGAGCAATAACAGCTGCGTGTTTAGCCATCCAACTGATCTGATAGCAGCGAAGGAAGGCTCCTGGATCAATAGGGAGGCGACCAAACCACTCAGCATCAAGAGCTAGCTTGGTTGGAGCAACTGCTATGATGTGATCTACCAGAGCGTTCAGCTCTTTCTCTGAGCGAATCACGTAGTAGTGCAAGCCAGTCTCTTCGATCATCGAAGCACCAGTCTCTATCAGATCCTTGAATTGACGGATCGACAGTTGAAACTGGTTAAGCTTGGCAGCTTGCTTTGCCAAAGCACTGGGATGCAAACAGACAACTGCCTTAGCTGTCTTCTTGCTAGTAGAATCCCCTGGCACCGTGAGATACTCGTAGTCGTAAGTGAGACCATAAGCTCGATCAACGGTGACTCCGAGAAGTTCCTTGGAAGCTTCACCACCCAGACAAAGAATGAAATCAGGTTGCACAATAGCCAGCTCTGCTTCCAGAGTTGTCTTGCACATCTTGATCCACGGCTTGGGTAAAGCACCTGAGAAATTATCGGGTGGTGCAAACTTCACCAGATTGGTGATGTACCAATCGTCTACAGGAAGGTTGAGCATGGCGAACTGCTCTTTCAGCAGCCTGCCAGAGTTGGAAACAAAGTTCCTACCCTTGGATGCGTCATCCTTACCTGGTGTCTTGCTGACGATCATTACCCTGGCTGGAGCTGGACCAGCTTGAGTGCCACCCCAGGTGTGACCTGGTACAAACTTCACATCAAGTGTCTGATTCTTGTAGACAGTGTCGATGTGGAAGTTGGTGGAATAAAGAGCAGAAGCGTAGATCATCGCTCTTGTTGAATCAACATCGGGGGAATCAACTAGCCCCTTGTTGGTCTTTTCGAATGGCTTGTTTTGAAGATTGAGCAAGCTCTCAACAGCTTTATCGAAATAGGCATCTGGTAAGTGCCTGTAAAAATCAGGCAAGAACCACTCTGAAGTGCTACGTTGAACCAAATTGATGGACTTGTTCATGTAGCTAGGTAACGATTGCTGGTTGGACACTGGCATTCTCTCCCTGAAAATAGTCAAACACATTAATTCCCTGCTTCTTGCAGGAGTCGTGAATAGCCTGCCACGACCTCTCTTCGCCCAAAGTGCCTGGATCATCAGTGAAAGGTATTTCAGCTCGAACAATGGGAGTGTCACAGTTAGACTTCAGTTGAATGAAGATCTTCTGTGATTCCTTTACTGCTGAGCCGTCGACCATCACCACAATCAAACAGTCATCTCCCCAATACGTTCGCAACAACTGCATTTGATCATGGGAAAGAGACTTGCTCCACAAAGCTACACTTCGAGTCCCTACTGTCCACACACTGCTTGGCCCTTCAACTACCACAACTATTCGACTGCGCCTGGCAACATCGAAATTGTAAAGGTACTTGCTTCGAGCCATTCGTCGCATGGTTCGGTACTTGGGGCACTCTGGAGTCCAAACCCTGTCCCCGATGTACCTGCACTGATAGCCAACCAACCTTCCCTCAAAGGACATGGGAATGTAGATTCGATTCAAACAGTCAACATGGTGTCCCCAGCTCACTGTGGTGACATAGCCGATGTTGTACCAGTCTACCAGGTTTTGAATGTTGTAACCTCGACCAGTCAGGTACGAAATGCAAGGTTGAAGGGGATTCATATCCTTTAACGAGATCACCGTACCCGGTGGCTCTGGTATCAGCGGCTTTTCATTGATAGCGTTGTCTGAAGGTGCAACGATACCAGAAACACCAAACCACGGTGTGTCACCGTAAGTCATGGTGTGGAATTGTGATCGCTTCTCTGGATCAGAGAAACAATTCTCTTCGTTAAAACACTTGATCATGTCGTCAACACTGCGGGCTGCATCTGCGTCCCACTGCATCCACATGTGATTGACGTACAATCTGCCTTTTGCGTCTCCACAATAAGGGCAATTCAGGCGATATGCCTCACCATTGACTGTACCCAAACCTCGAGAACGTCTGCCTGTAATGGGGTCTAATTGCCACACTGGTCGATACGTTTCATTAGGTCTTACAATCTGCACATCACCAAACTTAGCCTTTAATCGTGCAAACAGTTCTGGGTTGAGAGCCACAACTGTATCTCCGATCGTTAAGCTGTTTTTCTGCGGAAAGGAACCACCAAAGTACCACGATCATCCCTCTCAAAGTTGTGATTATGAACGAAGGTTCCCATCGATCGATCAAGATCAATCTGATTATCCATCACCACCATCCGATTGAAACCACCATGAATGAACAGGGTAGACGGAGGTGTTGGCTGGAAGTCACGATGCTTGGAGCAATTGATGAGACAGCAGTTATCATCCTGGCTACGAGTGCCAAGACAGAAAGTGAACCAACAGTTGTCACCGAAGTCACCAGCTTCTGAAGCATAAGAGTGCGACGGAACCCAAGTAGGAGACTTTCGATTAGCATCCGTGTTGAATTGATTGGCAATCCAACCGTGAGCTCTCGGCAGATACGAATTCAACTGCCTGACACACTCGTTGGGCATGCCACCAATGACGTGCCGCAAGTAATCCAGCTTGCTTCCAACCTGATTCTTGGCAACCAGCTTGGCGTAATCGACATAGTACCCGGCAACCTCAAGACCTTCTTCCTTTTGTGCAAGAAGAATGTTTTGAATCTCGGGAATGCCACCACAGCCCTTCTTGGGGTTCTCCAAAGAGGGGATCATCTCGCAGACAAAGACGTTGCGAGAAAGGATGGCATTAGCGTTGGCGTATCGTTCAACCTCTGATGCCAGGTTCTCTCCATAGGGGCCAACACCATCAGGGAAGAAGCGAGTTTCATACTCTGGTCTTTCATCCCCTGGGCCTGCTAACTGCATCATCGGATCATACTCGTACTTGGTGAGTCGATCCAAAGGTATGTGAGCAAGGTAAGCCATACAACGACGCTGGATGTCTTCCTTGCATCCCTCGTAGACGAAGTAGTAGTACATACCCATTTTGGTGGCAGCGTTTGGGCCAACCTTGGCAACTTCCTGCTGGTACCTGATCTGCTCTTGAATGGCAGAAGAGACCATGAGAGTTACCAGGTTCAAAGTCTTACCAACACCGGTTGGCCCCAGAAGTCCGTACACTTTGCCAGGACTAACTCCACCGTTCAATCGCTCATCGAAGTAATCGATGCCCGTTGGAACAATGTAGTGAACCGGCTTAGACGACTTGTGGTGAGTGGCAGTGTAAAGGTCAGTAACACCCAGACCAGAGATTCGAGTTGCTTCATCATGAAGCGACTGGATATTAGCAAGAGTCTCAGTGTTGTTGCCTTGAGTGGCAATAGCAGCAAGCTTCTTAAACACCCGTCTTTCGAGCAGGAACTTCTGCAGGCAATTCCAGGCCATCTGACGATTCATGGTCTCTTTAGTGAAACCAGTAATAGCCTGATGAAAGAAGCCTCCCTGAGCCATCATCTGCTGATAAATAGCAGGGTGAGAAGCTTTAATCTCGTTTTCCAGGTAAGCAGCAACTGTCATGTAAACGACATTCTGCAAACCTTCAAGTGGCAAGCGACCCTGGTTGTCTTCAGCTATCTTGACAATGCATCTCCAGAAGATGGCATACTGAGCTTCTTCCGGTTGAAAGTACTCAGGTAGCAACTTGTCTTTAGCTGAGTTGAACAAGTCAGGGAAGTGCAACATGGCAGAAAGAAGATAGCTCTTCTCGATGTCTGTCAGGGACTTAACAGCCTGGGCTGGTGGGGCTTTCTCTGGTCTCACGATGCTCTCCTCTTCAAACCTAGTTCCTTCAATCGAGCTGGGATGAGCTCACCCCAGGTCTGATCAAATGCTTCTTGCGAAAGTCGATAATCTTGCACCGCCTGTACTATCCACGGTGACGATTCTCTACCGCATCTCTCAAGAACACAACAACGGAACAACGCTGTGTAATTAGCTGTCACCATGGACACCGCATCAGCTTCAATTTGACTGTGCGTAGCGTCCGAAGACATGGAAACGATATCGACAGTTCGCTGCAACCTCTCCACCTGTTGCTTCAAACTGTCAGCACAAGCTAAAGTACTTGGTTGAAGTCTGTCGTAAGCATGCTGCGTAGTCTTACTAAAGATCTCCTGATGCGGAAAACCTACCGCCTTGCTCATGGGGGAAACAGCCCTAAATACGGCTTGAATAAGCCGATAAGGCTCAAATTTACCGGTCTTACAATAGAGGTAAAGTTTACCCCAAAAATCAGGTTCACCCCGTTTTGGTGGTGTGCTCAACAATGCAAGTTTGTTTTGAGCAAACTGCAAGGAAACCGCTTTTCCCCCAGCCTTGCGCTGGAGGAATCGATGATATTCGCGCGTGTAAGCGTCGATGACGAACGTGCGAAAATCATCTTCACTTTGGAAGATGTCTACACTCATTGTCGCTCCCATGACAACCAACCTACCTCTTCCCACCCCTGAGAACGGTAGTTGGTTCGCTGTCGTTGTTCCTTAGAGTACAACGGCTTATTGAACATGTCAAGCAAGGTGTAAAGCCTGCCCATTTCCTTGATCGTTCCATCCGACTTTATGATTCGACTGGTTCGACCTGGAGCCTGGGTATCTTTGATCACACCTGCTGCAAAAGGATCTGTGCGGAAAACCCCAGCTAAGTCTGGGAAGTTCACACCAGTGTCCCAGATGCTTGTGACAATGACTTTCTTCAACTTGTTCTTGGAGAAAGCCACACGGAGATTTTGATTTTTTTCTTTTCGATTTTCACAAGAGTCTGCGGGGATAAGACCCTGACTTGCCCAGTAGCTAGCTTCTTTGATAGTGGTAGCACCAGCACCAAAAGCAACTTTGTACTCGGGAAGAAACTTAGCCAGGTGCGCTAAGTGCTCAATCGACTGAACAAGAATCAACGTTTGATCAAACTCTGGTATCTGTTTTTTGCAGTACTCAGCGATGAAAGCGTTCCTTTTCTCGTTTCTCCAAATCCCAAACCTCGCCATTTTGGTAGGGTCAGACTCATCCCCAATTGGATCAAAGTCCATGAAGAAAGGCAGGTAGTTCACTTCAATGTTGGCTACCAACCCATGTTCAACACACTTCTGAAAAGGAAACTCTGCTCGGGTTTTACCAAACATGGCTTCCACGCGAATGCTGGAATTATCAGCTCGATCCCAAGGATTAGCTGAGAACCAGTAACGTCGGGCTTTCTTGTACACAGAGAACTTGGGACAAGCTTTCTCTGTGACCACCTCATGTACTTCGTCCACCAGAAGAACGTCTGCTTCTCCATCGGACTTGTGAAGAGAACCAGTGGTGTAGATGGTAATTTGCTTGGGCTTATTGGTACCATCACCAACAAAGCCAACCATGTCTTCACCAAGCTCGCTAATGAGATACTCTTCCAGGGTTCTGCAAACTTCAACAGACTCCGTGGTAATGTCCACACGATAATCGCGGAACAGCTGACACAGAATGCTGATGATGAAGCTTTTACCGTAACCTGGAGCTGCATCCAAACCACCAAAAGGAAACTTCAATATTTCCTGCAGGTGCTCCAACTGCGGATACCTGAATTTAGTGGAGGTGGAAAGATTTTTCCAGTTGGGTGCAGCGGAGCTGAAACCGTGGAAGGTGAACTGATGCTGCAGATCGAACTTGCTGAGAAGTTTACTCAGCAAGTCCATAAAGCCAGCGGGAATGGCAATGAAACCACCCTCTTGCTTGAAGAAGGTCTTTTTCACTATCTCATTCCCGCTGGATTGACCAAACTTCGCCCAAGCTTCCTTGCCGCGAAGATACTTTCGATGCTTGTAACTGACCAGGGCTTCAAGCTCATCCGACACTACTTGAGGCAATGGCGGAATGAGCATGACGCGACTGTTGATCTGAATGTTGAGCATTGCTACTCCAAAGAGATGACGTTGTCGAATAGAGGCAGCAGGCTTTTTTCGTGAGTGATAACAATCACTTGAATACCCTGCTCGATCGAAAGCTTCTTGAGATACTCGAGAGCTATCCCAACACACTTCATGTCGTCTGGACCAAAGCCATAGGTAGGCTCGTCCAGAGCAAAGAAACCGAGCTCTTGTGCCCAAATGGATTGAGCAGCTATCTGTAGTGCCAGACCAAACTGAGCACTTTCACCACCAGAAAGTCGTTCGTCTGGTTGAATGCCTTTGAAAGAATTGTCGAAGAAGGTGGCAGAGAAAGTGCCGTCTTCTTTAGACAATACTCGATAGTTGGCACTGAACTCTTGCAGCACTTCGTTCATGCGAATCGCTATGGCTTTCAACGATTCTTTGGCCAAGTGTGCTGGAAGGTTATCCTGATGAAGAACGTCTCGGGCTGAAATGATATCAGTTCGGAACTTCCTCGACTTGAGAACCTTCTCCATCTTCACCTTGAAGTCAGCCATGCGAGCTTGTTCAGCCTCCAGCTGCTTCTCCAGTACAGCAATGGAGCCGAGATACCTGTTGTTGTTGGTGACTACATTCTCATACTGAATCACCTTGGTAGACGCTGCCTGCACCTCAGCCTGGGTAAAGGAAGCTGATCGAACCTGAGATTGAAGCTCAATCACCTTGCCTTGAAGAGTCTCTACAAGAGCTTCACAGGTAGTCACCTGAGCTGTCTTGGTCTTTAACAGGTTGTTCTGCAGCGAAGTGTTGTGAGCGAAGTTCTTCATAAAGAAGTCTTCCTCAGTGTTGAGGCCCATTAACTCAACATCAGGGTAAGTGTCCATATCAGCTGGATAAGTAGCCAGCATTTCCCTGTACTGCTTCAACAACTGTTGGTTGTTACTGACAGTCACTTTCGCAGCTTCATACATCTGCCAGAAAGAGATGGACTGCGTTAGTTTGGAAGCTTCGCCCTGAATGTAAGCTCGTAGAGTGTCTATCTTTGAAAGATCGTTAAAGATCGTCGAAGACACTTCCTGCATACAAGTGGGACACACCTGCTTGCCGGTGTTAGCTACCAGCTTGCTGCTCAACTGCTTCAAGTGCTCGAGAACAGCCAGCTCCCGTTTAGCAGCTTCCACTTCTGGGGAAGGCTTCAAATTCTCCTGCGAATAAACACCAGGAGGAACCGCTGGCAAGGCAAGGTTACTTTCCAACTGAGTGATGTACTGCTTGGTAGCTTGCCAATTCCTCTTGGCAGACACCTGCAGCTTCACTTGAGAAATCAGCTGCAACTTCTGATTCAATGCCGCATATTGCTGTTCATGTGATACGAGAGCAGCTGAAATAGTAGTGACATCAAGCTTGGCAGATGTTAGTGCCTGAAGATTGCTATCTCGAGCAGCAATCGATCGATGGAGATCTTCGTTGAACTTCGTCAGCTGCGCGTGGTCACTCAAGAGCTTTTTGGCGTTGTTGTAAGTGTCAACGTCTTCTTGAGTTATCTCAATCACAGCCTGCTGAGTAGACTCCAACTGCACACGGATCTTCTTGATAGCGTCAGCAATGACTTCTTCAGAATCAAGAACTTCCACGGCTGGCAGCTGGGTGACGTACTGTCCAAGCCAGGTGTGAAGCTTGGAGAACTTACCCATGCCACTCAGCTTCTGCATAGCAATAACGCGATCAGCTGGATCGAGATTGAGAATGGCTGCTAGCTTGCCCTGGTTAACCACCACGAACTCATCAAAGAGTAGTGGGTCAACTCCGAGTCTCTCTCGAAGCATTTCAGTCACTTCTTTGTCAGCAGTTACTACAGGCTCTTCTCCCCACTGCAACGTGCGTTTAGAGGAGCTCAGATACCGACACAGGGAGAAAGCATCTGCTTTGTGCTGTCCCACCAGAGTGACCGAGGAGACTGCGCCTCTACTAGGATTGCTGGTCATCGAATAAGTGATATCAGCTTCCTTCTTGCCAGCGTTACCACTCGCACCAGTAAAAACAAATCGAACACCTTTGAGGATGTTCGATTTACCTGAACCGATGGGGCCAACAATGGCGTTCAATCCCGGTTTGAATTTAACTGTCAGATCGCGATGCTGACAGTAATTCAAAAAGTGCATCTCATGAATTAACAACGCTAGACTCCTTGGGAAGCACGAAGCTGATTGAGCTTTGCTTCCAGATCTTTGGGATTTGTGGAAATCAGAACCTGGTCAACAATGTCTCGCACCAGCTTGCCCTGACTTGTAGCTTCATGCTTGTTCAAGTACTCAGTCACACTGTTGGACAACTGCTGAGCGCCAGGTCCGTAGATGCTCTCAAATGAAAAAGCCTCGCTCTCACTTTGAACATAAGGGTCAGCAAACAAGTGAAACCGACCTTCACCATACTCTTCGAGAGTCTGCTGCAGACCGGGAATCCTCGAGTTGTAGCTGACTTTCAGCAAAGCAATGTTGATGTCAGCTGGGTCATAGTACTTCGGCAATTGGCTGAGATGGGCCATTTGCAGATCAAGCTCTTCTTCATTGCGGATAGTTGTCTGAAACACTTTGCGGCAAGGTAGAGGAACAGACACCACAGAATTGTCTCTCAGATCCAGAACCAGAAAACGTGGCTCTGCTTCTTCTCGCCAAGCCTGCATGAAGAAGGGTCCAACTGAGAAGAACTGCCTGCCGTCTGGAAGGAACAGATCTTTCTTCAGATGCATATCACCCGAGAACAACCTCTGGATGTTGCCAGGTAACTGCATGAGATCCAGATTACCAACACCCATGGGTACCCAGGGCTTCCACAACTGGTGAGTGAACAAGTTGTAGGAGATGTCTTCATCTAGCCCACCGATGAAAGACTGCAGCTCTTCAGGTGAAGTGTTGTCAATCGCGGCAAAGCACTGATCACCGATGTAGAAAGTCTTCCTGTCGATGTGGATAGTTCTTTTGTCAATCGCAGAAAGCCACGGAGTGCCTGGACATCGACTCGACTTTTCATGCTGCCCCTGGATGTACAGGTAGTGCTTGCAGACTGATAGGTGCTTTTCAAAGTAATTCTTAAGCCACAACACTCGGTCAGGCTGAGGATCCGATGTGTCAATCGTGTCTCCACCGGAGATGTGTATCACGTTTTCGTGTTGGTTCAACTCATCGCAGTACTGTGTAACAAACTCCGCAGCTCTCTCAGTGTCACCCCTAATCAGCGGTCTCTTTGCCCACGGACCTCGCAGCAGGTGTGGCTGGTGATGTTCATCCGAAGTAATCACCACGTATCGAATGTCGTCAAACTGCATCCTGTTACTCCTGATTGATAAAGACGTAATGGGTGGGTTCAGCCTTGGGATCCATCTTGTCGTTGGAAAACAAACCGTAAGTTCCAATGATGCTACTACGCTTCACAGGAATGCCGGTAGTGTTGAGCATATCGCCATTTCGAGTCAGGTAATATTCGACACCAACATAGTCGTCGGCTTTTGCTATCTCAAAACAAAACACTGTACCGTCACGGAAAGGAACAGAGAATCGAAACAGCTGCTTGCCAGTGGAAAAATCAAAAGGCTTTCCATCAGTCAAAGTTCCAAACATGGGATGAGTCCCATTGAGCATTGAATCAAGCTCTTTGACAGTCGCTGCAGTGAGAAAAATAGTGGCACTGTGAGTTGGGTAATCCAAAAGCATTTGCAGCTTGTACTCAACCTTGCCATCTTTTGAGACATTCGAACCAGGTATGGAAGCTTTCGTCTTGATGGGGCCAAGAACAGCATCAAGGTACACATCGACTGGCTGACTGAGACCATTCAGGATATCACCCAACTGTGCGTACAAGGCTAAACATGCCTTCTTGTAATCACCTCCTCTCACTTCAACTTCCTGACAGAATTGGTTAAACCGCTCGATCACTGAACTCATGGAGAACTCCAAATAGAAAAACCGAGAGTAGCTGTCCAACTACTCTCGGTCTTAGGGTGGGTGTGCGACTGACCATGGAAGCCTGACGAACATCAGCGGCACAGTGTAATCATAGAGCCAAAAACAGCGTATTCAACCGGTAGATTGAGGAATTTCTGCTGCTGTTGACTCCAGTTGAAGACGCTTGAACTTGGTGACGTAGTGATTGGTATTCAGCCTTTTGCGCTTGAGGAAAAAGGTTTCAATCGACCGCTCCCAGCGCACCTTGGAAAAAGACATGGAGCGAGTGAGACGGAGTTTCATACTGGTGAAACTGTGCAGAACATCTGGCTCTTCTGCGTGTTTGAAAAACAGATAGTAGCCAAACGAAAAAGCTTTAGCGAATAAGTGCGCGGAGTTTCTCACCCTGTCGAGTGGCCTGGTTTTACTCCTAGTAACTTTTGCCACGTCTGCCGCAATACCCCTGAAAACTCGCTTCTTAAAAGCCTTCGTGTCCAACACCGGGGTATGCGCCAACAGAATAGAGCAGCGGAAAAGAAAGCCTTTTTTCTTATCCTTGACCCGATAAATACGAGTGTTGTAAAGTTGTCCAAACACTTCCGCATCTACTTTGATTCTAGCTTTGACCAGCTTCAAAACAGATCGAAGGGTCTCTTCAGTAGTTGTGACTGCATCAAAATCTAAGTGATACACGGTTCCCAACAACGGCAGTAAGTGCTTCTTTCCGAAGGCTAGTGCAATGTTGTACACACGCTTGTGCATTCTAACTGCGGCACGAAAACGACAGTACTTGCAATCAACAGCCCCGCACCTTCTGAACTTGAAAGGCTGCTCAGCTACATTAAGTAGCCTGGAACGACACATAGGTGGAGGGCAATTATATCGACGCTCGTACCCACGAAAACCAATGTCGAAAGCAGCTACAGCTGAAGAATCAACATCGCGACGAAGCTCCATAGTGCTTCGAGACCAGCTCTTAAGCCAAGTTCGATAGCTGTTAGAAAGAGACAGCGCAGCGAAAGAGCAGAAATCGACTAAGCCAAAACGACGAGCTGCGAGCAAAGTCTTGTCTTGCAGAAACTCAGGCGAGTCTTTATTAGTCAGTTTGCCTTTGTGCCTCAACCACACCTGGTAAATACCAGGAAACATGCCGCGAGCCAGAGTGAAAAAGATTCGATCAAGGAATCTCAGGTTGTGTGGGTCAGATGGGACAAGCTTGTAGACAGCTTTGAACATAAGCACCTAAAAAAGTAGCTTGCAAAGCTTTCGATTGAAGCCAATTTGCAAGACAGATGACTTAAATGGCCACTTAACATTCTCAGAGAAGTCTGATTAAAGACTTCTGAGAAATAAGGTAAAACTTTTTTCAGAACAAGGTAGTTAATATTCAATTAAGGTGTTGAGAGTCTTCAGACTCATCTCAACGTAAAAATTTCTTAATTGACCTGCGACCCTTAAATCCCTGGATATCTATCATAACTCTATCATAATCTCTCTGAAGCCTGTTTTTAACACAACGTCTATAAAATTACTTATGTGGCTATGAAAATAGACTCCGTTCTCAAGAAGGCCATTCCCGGCCCTTCTGAATCCTCGACGACCCAATCCACGAAAAACGTACCGAGCCTGTCACAGTGAAGGCGTGGGGAGCTGGAATGAGGCTTCTGAGTTGTTGTCTTACTCTTCGTCTGACTCGGTCCCGAGATCCTCTGGATCGAGGATACTTCGGCGGGCTTGAACAAATGAAAGCGTCTTGGTCTGGTTGTTGGAGAACCAGGAGAACCCACACTCATTGCAGGCTAGCTTCCAGATAGGCTTGTCAACCTGGGGCAGGACGTTGACTACGTCTCCAGGGTTGTTGCAGCGCGGGCAGGACTTGTTGCGAAGAAGATCTGCAAAGGTCTCTTCCGGTAACGGCTTTTCGTAAATCAGCGGTCCCAGATAAAGCTCAGATGCCAGCATCATCATTTCAGCAATGACGCTGGTCATCTCTTTGCAGATTTCGTTCGGCTTCTTCTTCCTGACGGAATCTATGAATTTCCGCCAGTGTGCTTCCAGGGTGTACCACTCCCGGTTGAGATCAATCATGATCTCACGGAGCGGTCTATTGGTAGTTTTGCTGGAAGCCTTTTTGGCGATGAGTTGTTTGGTAACGGCGATCAAGATCTGATTGATCTTAGGCTTCGGAACTGCCATTGAGTGTCGCCCTTACCTTGGAACTCCACTTCAGGTTTCTACTTTTCCTGCCCGAGAAAGTGACACAAGACGTAGAAATAGCCAAGTCCTGATAGTGCTATCAAACACGATACTTCAATTCTGGGCCAAAACAAGATGTTTTGGTAAAGAGGAATCAACCTGTAAGCCAGTAAAGAGAAGACTATCGCGTAGACATAAGTACCAAAACAGTACTTGCAACTCAGAACAGCTGAGAAGAATCCAGCGGAGAAAACCCCAGCATCCCTGTGGGCTTCCATTCTCGCTCGGAGTGGGGACATCAAGGTGGATATCGCCACCAGGTAGGCCATGGTCAAAGCACAGCCGGTGGCAATGAAACTGCACACCAACGCCCACGTCACTATCTCAGTCATGAATAAATCTCTGTTGAAGCAGAACATTCACATTGTTAATGTAATAGTTGTTCTGGATGTAAGTCACAGAGTGGTTTCTAGTTACGTTTGGCGGATTCTGCTTTGCCTCTTTTCTGTCTTCTCGCTTTCTTGGCAGCTGCTTACTCTCCGCAAACGTCTTGAACCGATGCAGCGCCTGGGTTGATAACTCTTGCACAAGTGATCCCAACATGGTAGCTCCAGTCTCTTTCAAAAATTCACCAGAGTTAGCAAACTACGATCGAGGAGAAAAGGTTAGACGAACAAGCTATGTGCATCAGTTGCCCCACTTGTTCAATCTGAATGGTGTACCTTACAGCTTACAGCGATATGCTCCAATGGAGCCTATTTACACCCTTCCTCTACCCGAAATGCTTTGCATTGTCTCCGGTCGTCAGGTTTCCAAATCAACTGTGTTAGGTTGCCGACAGCTCACTATCGCGACTCATCGACCTAACACGGACATACTCACTATCCTACCCCGTTTCGAACAAACCCGCACCTTCAGTAGTGGAGTAGTTGCCCGATTTATTGCCGAATCAGATTTTGGTAAAACCTGGTGTGGCCCAAATGCCATGCAAAACGTGCTTCAACGCTCGTTTGCCAATGGAAGTAACCTCTACTTTTCTTACGCTGGTACAACTGGGAACACTGCTCAAAAGTCATCCGGTGACCGTGTCCGTGGTAAATCCATCGACATGGTCAACTATGACGAAAGCCAGGACATCGACTACAGCGTGGTGGCTGTTATCAATGAAACCATGGCTGCTTCCGGTGTGGAAGGTACTACCTACACCGGAACTCCCAAGACTCTGACAACGACTTTGCAGAGTGCCTGGGACTATTCGAGTCAAGCTCGCTGGATCATCCCCTGCCATCACGGCGGCTGCAACTACAGAAACGTCTGCGATGAAGATCACCTGTGGAAGATGGTGGGAGAGTATCGAGCTAACATCTCCCTCAAAGAACCTGGGGTGGTTTGTTCAAAGTGCAGAAAGCCTGTTTTCCCTCACCACGGCTTCTGGCACCACAACGTAGCCAACCTTCGGTATCGCCGCCCTGGCTACCACATCCCTCAGCTGATCCTGCCACTTCACTACGCTGATCCCAGAAAGTGGAGACGTTTGATTGACAAGATGCGAGGTAAAGACGGCTTCAATAAAGCCCGTTTTTACAACGAAGTTCTTGGTCTGCCTTATGACAAACTGTCTTCGCTCATCAGTCAGTCGGAGCTGCAAGCTGCTTCCAAATTAGACTGGCATGGTCAGGATCTGGAAAAAGCCCTGGCTGCAAGTCACAACTACGACATAGTCATCATGTCTGTGGATTGGAGCGGTGGTGGCAGTCTGACCGGGGAGGAATCCTTTTCACACACGGCTGTAGCTATCATGGGCTACTCGGGCATCGACAACAGAATCGATGTTATCTACGGTGAAAAGTTCGACGTGTCGATGGACACTTTCGGTGAAGCTGACAAGCTGATGTACCTGTACAGGATGTTCAACTGTGATCAGCTGGTTCATGATTACACTGGTGCTGGTGGTGTTCGAGAGACCATCATGATTCACCAGGGTGTGGATGTCGAGAAGATCTGGCCAGCCAAGTTCATTCCAGCCACCCGAGGTCCAGCTGTTCGAGCTGTTCATGGAGTGCTTCCCAACACTCCACGTATCGTGTGGCAGGTGGAAAAGACTCGATGTGTGCAGCTGGTGTGTGCTGCGATCAAGATGAAGTTAATCAACTTCTTTAAGAATGATTTCAAGGATCAGAATGACCCCGGCTTGATCGCTGACTTTCTGGCGTTTGTGCAGCATAAGATCCAGACTGTTCGAGCTGCGGAAACTTACACTATCCGCAGAAACCCCAACAAGTCTGACGACTTTGCCATGGCCGTATGCCAGGGAGCCGTAGCTATCTGGCACATGCTGCAGGCTTGGCCTAACTTCGGTATCAACATCTACGACAACGAAGATGACCTTGCTCGAGAAGCTGCTGATTACGAAGACATGGTCAAGACACTGGGGATGTCTCTGAACAACTCTTACTAGGGTTTAAGAACGTCGACAGTTCCAGCGCGTACTTGGAGTATCGACGATCGAACTCCAGTTGTACGTTGTTGACCATGCATTCTCGAAGAAGCACATCAAAGGCTCTTTTCTCTAACTCTCGACCAGCAGTGAAAACCAAGGTCCAGTCTTTCGACTGCAGCTCGCAGTGATAGGTGACATTTCGACCTTGTTTAACAGCGTTCTTCACCACCAGGTTGGCACCCAGAATGACTCGGTTGTTGATATCAACCCATCTGTTACCTTCGTTGAACACCACAACACCTTCCGGTAATCGTCTGCTGAACTTCTGCAACAGCAAGCTGGCTTCAATGTCTTTCCAGCTCTCTGCTGGCAGGTGCTTGGCTATCTCCTGAATGTCATTTCCAGGAAGCTTTGATCGATTCAGCAAAGCAGCTGCAAGTTCCCAAGGCAGCTTAATCAGGTTCCTGGCAATGGTGGTAGACCAGTGCGATCCCTCCAGTAGTGCCTTCTCAACAAGAGCTGGCACCATGGGGGCATTTACTTTTTTCTCCTCACTGCCACGGTGCGTGATCGAGTAAGTCTTGCCATTGATTTTCGGCATCTTAGCGATCGAGTCTGGTGAGAAGTGAGTAAACGCAGCAGTGTGATTGGCTATGTCTGAGTTTCTGAAATTCAGGTTGTTGGTGCAGAGATAGCCAAGTGGGAGATTTGTCTTTCCCAGAGAAGCCTGGTAAGCGTGGCTCCGGATAACCAGGGCGGGATCTTCCAGCAGTACAGACTCTACCTGATTGTCACTTGGTAGAAACCCGATCTTGGGATTGTCTACCACAGTAAGCACTTCAGTCCAGGTTTTAGAGTGGCTGATTTTCACCAGGCAAAAACCGGTGATTCTCCCAGGAGCGTCTTCCAGTTTCATCACCAGGAAAGGTGGAGCCAGTTTCAAGTAGCCTGCTGGACTCCATCGTTCCAGCAGAGAAGCCTGCTCGAGATCGAAAGCTACCCTGACATACTTGGTTAAGTACTCAGTGTAAGCCAGGCATTTGCTGACTGTTTCATCCTTGGTCATGACATTCCACACCGAGTTGGCTTTGTCGATCTCGTTGAGGAAGATGTCGTGATAACCGACCATCACCCGTTGTTCGATGTCTGGAAGGCTGCTGAGGTAGGCAGTATTAGCTACCTTGACCCGAGAGAAGCCATAGCCACAAGTGGGGCAATACACCCAGTCTTTTTTGCTGTGTTTAACGAAGGATTTCTTGCACAATTTGCAGATAGCTGCTGGTATTTGCTCATCCGGAATCGTTAAACCATGTTCAAAAGTCACAGCGTCGGCTATCATACTCATGTCCTGGATTCTCCATAGGAGTTACGCATGTCTGCTAAGATTATCGACCACGTCAATGACCCAACCCGCGTTCATCTGATGAACAAGATCGCCAGTCACTACACTATCCCCGATTTTGTCCTCGACATGCCGGAAGATGATTTACAGCCACCCGCAGCTGGTGAACACATCTACGCCATGCCAGCCAAAAAGATGTTCCCCATCCACAACAAGGCTGCAGCTGTTCTCAGCGCCATCTACTACGATTCTATCAAGGAACAGCCTTTTGAAAGATCCGAAGGCATTCTGATGAAGAACGCCAAAGAAAAGCTGGAAACAGCTCTTACTCTCTTTGGTGAAGCCTGGCCCCAGAAGAAAGCCGCAGATGATCCAGTTCTTCGAGCTGAAGACTGTCTGGTGACTATCAAGAAAGAAGATGGCACAGAACAGTACCTTTTACCAGTTCGAAACGTGTTTGAGCTCAAGCGAGCTATTCACTATCTGGATGGCTTCAAAGACCACATGCCCATTGCTGCCAAGAAGATGATTGCAGAAGGTTTAACTAAACGGATCCAGAGCGATCAGAGCGAGCACCTTCTCAAGCTTGGCTTTACTCGCGAGTCTTTGAGTAATCGACTTGAAGATTATCAGGTCATTCTGGGCAACTACTATCTCAACAAGGATGAAGTACTTCCCCGCCTGAAGCGAGCAAGCCTGTATCTCAAGGCCAAGGGTCTGTCTGAGGCTGAAGCCGACTTCAACAAGGTAGCTGAAGAAGTAGAGAAGGCCGACTTGTTTGTTCCAGGTCCAGTGGCTGAAGCTGTCGATCAGGTCTTTACCAAGTACTCGGAAGAAGTGGGTCGACCTAACTTTATCAAGATCACCCAGAAAGCTTTTGATGAATACTGCAATCAGCTCATCACTCTTCCAAACGCCAGCGTAATCAAATCTGCAGAGCTTCTGAAGCTGAAGAAGGCTGACTTCGCTGAGATCCTGGAACTTGATGCTGATTCTTTTGCTGACTCGACTGGCCTTTACCTGGAGCCAGGATTAGTGATTGCACAGATTAAGCGGGCTTCAGTCACTCAAGCAGATCGATTGATCAAGTCCATGAAGTTCAACAAGCTGGCTATCGAATACGAAGCCAGCGACTCTTATGAGCTGACTCAGGTAGATATGTCCAAGCTGATCTAAGCATCCAGCGAGGCTTCTTCCTCTTCAATTTTCTGAATGTTGAGACTGGCTGCTCTTTTGAGTTCAGCCAGTTTTTCTTTTATGTCCTGGCTTTCGTACAGCGTCTCCAGCTGGGAGTACATCTTCCACAGGCTGATGTAGACGGCTTTCTCGATATCCAGTGTTTTGGTTTTTTGGTTGTAGACCGTATCGGCATAGAAGGCCGGGTCAAAGCTCATGTCGCTACCAGGCGCATCAATGCTGTTGCCAATGAATGGCAGCAGCATGCTAGGTGGGCTGGTGATGCCTTCATCCTGGCAGGCGGCATAGATGTAAGCCGAGATCTCTTCTGAGAACACGATCTGGTTGTTTGGATCGAGATCGAGAAGCTCAGCTTCTGTGATCGCCCAGCACATCTCAGCAACTGTAGCTGGATCAAACTCATCAGTGATCGGTGAGCCAGAAAGAACGTTGCACAGTGGTACGAATGTTCGAAGGTCGTTCCAGAAAAGATCGGTGGTGGCTATGGTGATGCCAGCCATCAGCCTGTCGAAGCAACCCTGGGGGATAGGGCCGAAGTCTTCTTCGAGAACGTGCAAAAGAGTGGAAGGGCTCCACTTAAAGAAATTGGGCTCCTCCATACTGTCTTCTGGAGAAGCCGAAGCTGCTGCTCTTTCCATCTCGTCATGGAAATGCTGAATAGCTCCCATCAACAGGGGAGTGGCAAAGCTCTCACTGTTCTTTAGGAGCTTCTTTAGGTGCTGACTTGGGTTCAGCCGCTGGGGCAGCTGCAGCCTTTTGTCGGGCTCTTTCCGAATAGACATTGCCATAAATTCGATTCACCGAATAAGCGACTGTTTCGAGCGGCATCGATTCGATGCGAGCTTTGTCGTTTTTCATCATATCGTAAAAGAACGTGGAATTGAATAGCTTTATGTACCTGCGATCAGTGATGAGAATGCGAATGTGCGGTAAAGCAGCTATGGGTTCTGTAGCTGTCACCGCAGTCTGATCAGTACCAGCGGCTGCTTGACCTTCTGCTGCGACTGGTTCTGGCTTGGGTTCTGCCTTGCTGGCTTTATTGTTTTTTTCCCAGATCTTGCAGAAGTCAGAAACACCCTCAATGAGTTCTTTAGCCTGGAAGCTAAGGAACCCAAGAAGGTGATCTACAGTCAACCCCAACCCACCCTGGAGAATAGTTCCGAAGGTGAGATCGATCAATGGGCCTGTGTCCGGATGAGTGTTGGTCAGGTACTTTTGCATCATGGCAACGTAGACTGACCTGGAAAATGGACTCAAGCTCTCATTGAACGATGCCTTGTTATTCACGTCACACTCCGAGAAAAGTGAAGTTGCCGTGCAGCTCGTACTCAAGGTTTCCCTGTTGCTTGCACTGCTCAACTTCTTCTGATGCTAACCGCCTGTTCTGTAATTTATCAACTGGATAAGGATCGTGACATAGGGTGGCAGTATTCACAGGAGCTTGCTTTCTCAATTCCTTGATTGCAACCCTGTGCCAGTCAGCACCTAGAGCTTCTGCTTCAGCTGGGTTACATCTAAAAAAAGCATCCACACCACCGGTGGTGTTCGTAAAGCTGATCAAACGCATGAGAGTTTCTCCTAGCTAAATTGTCTCAAATACATTGTGACGCATTTTGACCTTCAATTAAGCTATCTCCTAGACAGCAGTTGTTTTACTGATACGATAGTGTTGTCATATTTCGGAGTGTGAAATGTCCAGAAAGCCGAGTGAGACTCTCGATGTATCGAAGCTGATTGATGATGGTTCAGGTGCGAATAGAGACTTGCGAGACCGGTATGAGTTTGTGGATGACGATTCGGTATCACAGACAACTGGTCATGGTGTTAATCTTCCTCCTGTTCGTGTTCCATCTTCCAAAGCAGCTGAGCACGGCGGCTCTTATGGCTACGAGCCTAGCAAAGGCTCGTCCATGACGGTGGATTGTGGCGGTCAAAAGTTCACGATCCCCAGTCTGGTTGACCTCCCTGCCGAAGTCAAACAAGCAATCAATGCTGAACTGGCTATGGCAAATAATGACTCCGATCTGGATGGCTCAGACTTTGGCAAAACCATCGCCAAGGTCTTTAAGAAGTATCTGGCTATCCAACACGAAGATGGCTTGTTACCACCTTTGAAAACCTGGGTCAATGGAAACAAAGATCCATTCAAAAGAACCGTCAACCTTCCACCACCCATCTGCATGTCTGACCCAAGGTTCAAGAAGTCGGCAGCAGTAACACCACCAGCAACGGGAGCGCAGAAAATGCAACAGGGTTATTTCTCTCCAGCAGTAGCGGCAGGTCGTCCAGCGGCAGCAGGCATGAGTCCAGATCAACGTGCAGCTTTTGCCAACTTCAATCCACCAGGTTCTCCCAATACTGTCAGCCTGCCACCACAAGCTGCTCCTCGAAGGGAAGCCCAACCTCCAGCTCCCGCTCGCCAGGTAGTTGCTCCGCAAGTACCCAACCCTGAGATTGTGGTTGCTTTCCAATCTGCAATGGGCAGCATTCGTTCCCGTTACCACCATGTTCAACTGGTATCTGGAACCCCCATCTACAATCCAGACACCAATGAAACTCTGGAAACCTTCTATCTCGTTCTCAGCAAGAACTCCCTGAATCCTGGTGCTGGTGACGACTTTGTACCAATCTCACCAGCCCCTGGGACCGAGACACTGGTTATTCTTGCTGACAACACGATCCTGCGATTGCACTATGTTTTGCTGCAACACAGCATCCGTTCAGTGACTCACACCATTCTGTCTGTATCTCATTTTGTTGAAACTCCTCAGTATAATGAGCCAAGTTTGCCTCAAAGTGAGACTGATCCTTTGAGCGATCATGCCATGGCACAGGCGGCTCCTATCCCTGTGGAGATGAGTCCAGAGGATGCGGTTAGCGGTCTTTAAGCCCCGATAACCCTTTCAGATAACCGAAGGCTCAGCTATCATAATGCTGAGCCTTCTTTTATTTGAGAGCCAAAGTATGCTTCCTTCTCGAAAGTCCAACGTATTTGATGTCGGGGGGATGTCATCTACCGTAAGTGGTTTTTATCCAGATCCCTGGACAACAATTTCTTCTACCACTGACCCTCAAAGCATTCGCCATTTGATGGTGATGGCTGAAAGGCTGGTATTCCACAACCCCCTGTTGTTTCGGGGTTACCAGCGAGTAGTAGCCTTCCTCATCACCAAAGTGCAGATCGAAGACTGCTCTGATGATGAGCGAGACAAGTACCTTGAGTACCTGAATGAACGATTGAAGATCATCACCGTGCTGCATGAAGTAGCTATGGATTGGATCATCTACAACAACTTCTTCGGCAGCATGCAGACTCCGTTCACCCGCTACCTGATGTGCAAGAAGTGTCGCAAGTACCAGGCTCCACTGGAAAACGTTGACTACGAATTCATTGACTTCAAATTCTTTGCCAAGTGTCCCAAGTGCAAGACTAAGGGTGAATGGCACCGTTACGAGATCTACAACCAGGATCAGAAGCGAATGACTCTGCGGCGCTGGAGCCCGCATGAGATGGAAATCAAGGAAGTTGAAACCACCAAAGACAAGATCTTCTTCTGGAAGATGAATCCCACTATCCGAGAACGAATCAGAAAAGGTGATCCCGATTATCTGAAGTGGACACCGTGGATTGAAGTGGAATGCGTTCAGAAGAACATGTGGTTGAAGTTCAATCCTGATCAGATTATCCACCTCTGTACAGCCCCACCAGCTGGCTATCGCACTGGTGGCTGGGGAATTCCATTCGTACTCAGCTTGAAACCCGAGCTGTACCGCTACCAGGTTCTTCGCCGCCATGACGAAGGCATCTGCCACGAAAGTGTGGTTCCAGCCAAGTTCATCTCCCCACAGATGGGAACCAAGGTAGGTGTGCCTGGTACTAACAACATCATGGATCCTTCAATCCTGACTAACATCGGTGCCAACTTCATTGGCAACATGACCAAAGTACTGAATGCCCGTCGAAAAGACCCTCACGGTACTTTCCTGCTTCCTCACCCAATCAACATTCAGACCATGGGTGGAGATGCCAAGAATCTGGTACCTCGCGATATCATGGACTCGACTGCGGACTTCCTGCTCAATGCTGGTGGCATCCCTGTAGACTTCTACAAGGCGACCTTCAACACCCAGGCGGCTCCACTGGGCCTTCGACTGGTGCAGTCAGGCTGGTCTCTGTTGTTTGAGTGCCTTAACCAGCTGCTCGAGTTCATCATGGCCAGAACCAGTCGTGTTCTGCAGACTGAGCCAGCTAAAGCCAAGCTGGTCAAGCCAAGCGACACCGACGACATCAACCGCGCGATGATGGTTGCCAACCTCATGCAGGCTGGTAAGGTCTCCGATGAGACTGGTCTGGGTCTACTCAACCTGGATGCCAAGGAAGAGCTGAATCGAACCATCTACGGTCAGATTCAAGCTGCCAAGGCTACCAAGAAGATGAACGAGACCATCGAGAAAGAAGGTCTCACCGACATGCTCAACCAGGGCACCACTCCTACCATGCAGGCTCAAGCTCAACAGCAGCAGGGTGGTGGTGCCCCTGGAGGCGGTGGTGGTGATCCTTCTCAGCAGCAGGGTGGCGGTGGACCGCCTCCACTGGTGTCTGACCCCAATACCAAGATGAGCCCTGTTGAAATGGTTCAACGGGCTCAGGCTTGGGCTGAGTACCTGATGGGACTCAGCGTGAGCAACCGTCAGTACTACCTGCAGTATCTCAGCAAGCTTCGTCAGGATGAACCCAACATTCACAGTATGGTCATCACGATGATGGAGAAGCAGCGTAACCAGATCCGTCAACAGGCTGGTGACGCAGCTATGCAGCAACAGTATGGCGGTGGAGCACAACAACCAGCAGCTTAAGAGCCCAGCACAACGGTCTTTACTGCTTTGCCATTGTTGTAAACAACAGTCAGTGTTTTGTGGCCGGTCACTCTGAGAAAGTCTTCTTGAGACTTCCCAGAAAGACCGGCTACACTTCTTTTCAACTCACTAAGAACACCACGAATTTGCAACGTATTGGATGGTGCAGCTGCTGAAGGTGCTCCACAGCAACCTGAAGAAGCTGGAGCTTGTCTCTGGTTACCTATCTCAGCAAGTCTCTTCCTGGCTGCAGCCAATATGGGAAACTGCTTGACAACATCATTGTTGGCAAGCAATCGAGTGATGAGTGCTTCATCTAAAGCTGCCATGATTACGGGCTCACCAGGAAGCTGTTAGTTGTAAAGGATTCACCCAGGATACCTGACAGTACATACTCTACTTGCAGGCTGGCTTCAGCTGCATCCAGTGCAGCAGTCAATGCGTCGACCCGCTTCTGATAATCATCCTTGAGCTGCGGAATGCTCGTAGCGTCAAGATAGTAGTCTTCAAACACACTTGTCCGGAACTTGAGAGGGAATTCAGATTCTGGATCTGGTTCATCTTTGGGAATCGCCCCCAACTGGTAGGGGTTGGCAATCCCCTCAAACTTGTCGTTGTCTCCGTCTGTTTTCGTGTAGACAAATATTTCTTTGTCCATGTTGTTCGCAGATTCAGCTGTGACTCTGAACAGGTACGAAGGCATGGAGATGGAGATGTTAGACATCTCGAATTTCAAATTGACGCTATGTGGACCCATGGTAACCCCTGGAAATTAGCTTAGCATCAATCGCCCCAGAATACGAGATCAGGGGTCGGGTAGACGGTCATACCAGCTCGAGCTGCCTGAGCTGTCAGGTTAGAGTAATTGTACAACCACTTGGGCTCAAGCTGGAATTCCCCAGGCTCAGCCACCTTCTGACCTATCTGCTCCCACCCCTTTTCCACGTTGTCTTTGTCGTGAAGCGAAGACATGTGGATGTCGCTGATGCCCCAGCGATAGATGTACTGCCAGCGAGATCTGTCCAGCTCATTGGTAGCTGGGGGCTCATTCATGCGAAAAGCTCGATCTATCTCCAGGTCAGCACCAGAACTCATGATGGGGTATCCACCCACCTTGGCGTAAGCTTTCCTGGTGAAGACTGAGCTGTTGTGGCCAACAAAGCTTTCCATCTTGGACAGGCCATGCTTGTTAAGCAGCCACTGACCGTGAGACTTGTAGTACTGCGAGCCCAGTGCCTTGAGTGTCTCCATTGCCACCTGCAGCCGCATGGGCAAGCTGATGTCGTCATCATCCCAGGGTGCCAGGTAGTCACCCTGAGCCAGGGCAACTCCAATAGCCATCTTCTCTCCGTAGGTTCGGCAACGAAGAGGGAGATTGATGATCTTCACATCAGGATGATCAAACACCAACTTCTGCTCGGGGCAGTCGTTGATGATGAGCAGCTCTTTATCGGGCCAACTCTGCTGCAGGAAAGACTGAATAGCCTCCTCTAGCAGGTAGGTGTAAGTTGGTGGTCTTTGAAAAGTGATGCAGATGCAGCTGACTTTCATGTTACCCTCAGAGCGATGCTGTGATCAAAATGATAGTTCGCAGGCAGCACCTTTGAACAGATCTCTCTGATGTCAGTCATGTTCAAGTAGTTGGTAAAGTGCAGAATACACTGCGTCCACAGCTCATTGGGTTTGCGGAGCTTGGAGATGTTCAGCAGGTAGTTGGTGAACTTATCTGAGCTTTTCACCACATGGCTGATTGTCTTGCTGCTGTTGAAACTGTGCGTCCATTTGATGAAAGGCAAGCAAAGCGCTTTTCCCCCTCGATCGCGGTAGATCTCCTGAATGATCCCCTCTTCACCTCCGAAGCCTTTGGTGTCTGGATGGTAGCCAGGCCAGTTGACTCGATCAACGCAGAACAAAGCTCCACCATGTCCGAAGATCTCAAAGGGTTGGTCTGTCACAGCTGTCTTGGCAAAGCGGTTGTGCCACTTGCCCATCATTCCTCCGCTCCACTCACTGGTCATCTCAGTGTGAGATATCTCCCCTTTAGCGTTATAAAGTATGCCATGTAGGATGTCTTTATTCCCAGCTGGGGTGGCTTGCAGATAGACCAGCAATTGGTCAACAGCACCAGCACTAAGAAGTACGTGACTGTCAATCACCAGCACGTACTGAGACAAGCAGTGCTCAATGGCTTGGCTTTTAGCGTAGCAAGTACCTTGCTTGCTCACGTCTGTCACATATCGATCGACACCGTTGTTCTTGCAGAACTCAGTTGTCTTCTCGCATTTGCCGTAGTTATCGAATACCAGAATCCTGAAGTTCTTTCTGGTCTGATGCAGCCCCAGTGATTGCACTGTCAGGCTCAAACCACGATAGTCGTCAAACGTCACGATCGCGATTGTCAGAAGATCTCGCATAGTTGGCTCTCTAAGGACTGTTAGCTGAACATAGGAACATCCAAAGGAATGAACTCAGCTGAAGCTTCAAATCCTCCCCCGAAACCAGGAGCGATTGGGCAAAAGCCATCGTATAGCCTGAAAGCAGGGTAACCAGCCAGGAACCATCCGAATAAAGGTATTAAAAATTGACCAGGGTTAATGGGGCTAGCACCAACACCCCCACTGTTGTTCATCGCAGACAAGTTTGCCAGACTTCCTTTAATGGTAAATTTGAGTGGTGAAGTAGAGTCTAAAAATACGTCTGCACCCTCTATGATTCCTGCTTTGGTCTGATTATCAATAGTTGATTGTCCAAGCAGCCCACCCCCACCAGGAACCCAGTAGATTTTGGAGCAGTAGACTCTTCCGTAGGCTGCGACTTTGCTTGGATAAGTCGCCATACCTGCAACGGTATAACCTGGATTGGGGGGCTGCACAGGTATTTGTGGACCACCACCAAACCCAACACTGCCAAAGCCAGTAGCAAATTGGTACCCACCTATTTTTACACAACGCCCATCTGGCATCGGTCTTATGGAAAGAGCTACTTCAAAGAATTCTGCTTCGGCAATTAATCCAGCCGCTGGAAATCCATTTTCGCTGGCGTAAACATTATAAGCAAAGCCGCTTATCTGAAACGCAGTTAGAGCTTTATTGAATGTAACAGAGCACCATTTGTCAGCCTGGCTAAATTGAGCTTGAACAGTTCTTTCACCAATAGTATTGCTAGGTGGCTCACCAAATTGTGGTTGTCTCGCTCTGTAGTTCTGGCTGGCTAGTCGAGGGGAAGACAACAAATTGGAGCAAACGGGTGAAAGCAAGGTAACTTTAGCGTCGTAGTTACCTGAATTAGGTCCACCTTGACCAGCGTCGTTGTACAGTAGATCGGCAGTATACGGTGATCTCGCGTAAGCTTCGCAGGAGCCGCCGCCAGGGGGTGGAGGTGGTTCAACTGGTATGTCGTCAGGTGGTTCCGGCTCAATCGTCGGATCGCCACCAGGTTCACCTGTTGGATCTTCACCAGGCGGCTCTGGCTCATCGTTGTTAACGCAACCAGCCCAAGTTTTTTCTATTGGTGGCACGTCCAGTAAGTCAGATTTTTTGCAGTTCATGATTAGACCAGTTCTTACCCTAGATTGGGAGCCAGGCCATTGTTGCTGGCATTAAGCTCATAAAACAAGAGCTCTGTCACTTGCTTGTCGTAAATTCCCCAATTGGCACCACTGAAACCATAGTTGCCTAACTCATTAAACACATTCCTAGTCCAACCTCCAGTTTGACCAAGCGGGCCAACTCCTCTATCCAGTTTATTTTGTACGCAGCAGGTAGCAATGAACGGACTCCAGGATTGTATCACAATGGTGTCCAGACTATGCCAAACTTTTGGAACGTACAAAGCCAACGAATCTGTGGTTAACATGCCTGTCAGTTCATTAGTAGCTACGCCAAATCCATAGCCCCTTACAGGGGGTCCAAGCAGCAAACCCAGGTACATATTTTCCTGTATCACTTCGTACTGAGAAACTCCATAGTTTCCACCACCACCTATGTTGGTCATTCTTATCCGACCAACTCTACCTATGCTTTCTCCTCTTTGAGCACTGACTGGAATATCAAAGCTAAATATGTGTGTGTAGTACTCATCGCCAATGTCTCCGTAAATAGTTCCACCACCAGGAGGGGCTCCAAAATACTTTTTTAATTTGTGATAACCACCATTAGTGGTGTAGCACCAATTGAGAAAAAGTTTACTGGATGGAGTTTCAAACACTCCTATGGTTTTAGTAGGACCGGGTCGAGGGTTAGGTGGTGGTACAACGATGCCAGCGTTGCATCTGCCAAGTTCCTTCTCTATCGGTGGAACTTCCACGATTTCGTAGTCCAAGCAGTCTTTCATGTTATTTCCACCCAATCCGACATCGAAAATGTGACGTTAGGGAGTAACGGAGGAGAGTTAAAGTTTGGATTGCTGATTGGTGGTGGATTGAATATTTGACCAACCACGGTGACGCTAGGGGTGTTGTATTCGATGTACTCGGCTTGAGCTGTCATTGTACCTCCACCAGGCCAACCTATTCCTTCGGGGATGGCATTCACGGATCCCCCGCCAATCGCGGGAATTTGATCAATCAGCAAAAAAGCATTAAGACCATTAGTGTTCTCATCTACAACTGAAGTTAAAACAAGATAGCGTTTCAAAGTGAATTTAATAAAAAACCTCGAGCCCCGTACACCTGAAGGTTCTCCATTAAATATGTTGCCAGTCAATTGCCTGCACGACATGGAAAGATGGCCAGTCGTGACTGTAGTGAAAGAGACAGTTTGAGTTTCTGACCCCTGGCAGTCAGGTGGTCTTTGAACGAAGGTTATTGGCCCAGACCCTATGGGATCTGGAACCCATCCGTATTTTTTATAGGTTGTTGTGACATGGACATCTGGCCCTAATTTCACAGCTTCCAATGTGTAGAGGTCGGGTGGCAGATAAGCCCCACTAAAGGCAAGACTCAGAGTTATTCCAGCATCTACTGCACCTTGTATCATTTGCTCAGCAAAAGGATCAGCTATGAAGTTTAACGAAGAGATAGCATGCGTTGCTTCGTTGCCAACAACTCTCGAGCTCCAATAGGGTGTACCCTCTAATGGTGGCCATTTATTGAAAAACGAAAATAACCAGTCTGGGTATTCGATCGCAGCCACACCATTGCCGACTGGCTCCCAAGAAACCGTAATTTTCCTTGGATACTTATTACCGCAGGTGTCTTGAGGTGGACCACCAGTAACTGGAGTGCAGCCTAATTCGGGCTTTGTTATCTTGGGGATGTCTTCTAGTGGATCGTCAAATTCAACACAGATCGGTGGAGCATCTTTGCTGAGTTTGAATTCTCTGTCTACCGCATCTCTGACACCAGAAAGCAAAGATGGGCTGTCTGCTGGTGCCCTGGGAGCAATCGGCGGGCTGGTAGGGGTTATCGGTGGTTCAACTGGGGTAGTCGGTCCCGACTTACTAAACCAGTTCTTGAACCAGCTGTTAAACCATTTTGGATACCAGGAAGCCATTCGTTACTCGCAAGTTCAGATGAAAGATCAAGCCGCTGTGGTTGTCTCAGGAACTGGAGTTGAAGCAGTAGCGGTCAATGTAGTAGTTGGTGCGGCAGTTGTTGAAGCGGTCGAGGAGGTATTTGGATCTGGAGTCGTTGTGCAACATCCAATGCTTAGCAATGGAATGTTATTCCAATACTCTCGAGCCACCACTGTCACCATCGGTTCCTTAACAGTCTGCTCAGTGCTGTTGTCACTCAAGTAGGGCAAACCCAAGTTACTTCCTGACGTGTCGTAGAACGACTGAGTCGCTGTAAAGGGAGTGCTTCCATCTCGACAGATGTAAGTGATCTGCCCCATCGGGTCTGCGTGAGCTATTGGAGGGGCTCCATCAGCACAGAGAAGTCTTTCAACTTCTCCAACTACTGGAACTCCCTCTCCGTTGCTTTTTACGGTGTTGCGTGGATCCCAGACCACGTCAAAAAGGTTCTCCTGTGGTTCTGCCTCTACATTGCCGATGGTTACCCCAGCTGGAACATCAATGTCTGGAGTAGTGAAAGAGTCAACAGCCACAGCTGATACTGTCAGCAGTCGTTGAGACTGCATGGTCAAGACATGCGATGGTAGCTTGGGCCAGCAGTCAACCTTCATCGGTGCAGTGGCTTTGATGACAGTCCCTTGTGGCAGCTCTACCATCAACGAATGCACGTCGAGACCACCACCAGGGCTGCAGGTGATGTCGGTGATGATCTTGATCTGATAAGCCATCTGTGGCTCATTCATCACTTCACCTTGGCAAAGATAGCTGGAATGATGGCCGTCAGCTCGTTGGCGCTCGATGGGAACGTCGCAGGTAGAGAGCTGTAGGTGTAATCAATCGCGTAGCCCAGCACCGGGTCGAGGAAGCCATTGTCCCAACCCATGTAAGCCCAGGCACCTTCTTTGGGAATCGAGTACAAGCCCATGCTGGAAGAGTTAGCCAGGACAACCAACCATACCAGTTGACCAGCAGCTAAGACCGTGTCGGTGATTGAAATGGACTTCGGGCCTGCGCTACCGCCGTTGAAAACACCGTTGGCAGCTGTAAGCAAGCTTCCTGGGTAATTTCCTGCGTTAGCATAAATTCCTAGTTTGCCCTCATCTCCTGGATTACCAGCAGCAAGGATCTTGATACCAAGCTCGCTCAGCGTCACTCCACCGGGGGCGGCGAAGGGAACAGCCAGCAGCTGATTTCCAGGCAGGTTAGCATTGGCACCCATTGGGGAGAAGCTAATTGGCCCCAGGTACCACCTTCCTGAAGCCATAGCGGGCAAAGCAGCCGGTCCGGTGGCTCCGGTGGCTCCGGTGGCTCCAACGGCTCCTGTGGTGCCTGGGATGCCCTGGATGCCCTGCAGACCTTGAAGTGGCAGATATTCGCCCGCGTTGTACAAGAAGGCACCACCCTGGCCGTCAGCGAACAGAAGAGGGTGCTGGATGCCAGCTGTGGGTCGAATACTCAGCAACAGCCCGGCAGTGGTCTGGGAGACGTAATAGATGCCAGCTGCTGGGATAGCTTCCCCGGTAGAGGCTGTCAGATCGATGGAAGTGATGTAACCACCCATCTGCACATCGCATAGCACGTCCCCATGCTTGGCAATGCACAAGCCGACCGCTGGTCGAACGCCAGCGATCGCAGGCTCAAACGAATTGGTCGGTGCCCACCAGCACACAGGCATGCCCACTGCAACAGCTGCCACGCAGCGATTGTTAGTGGCAATGATTCTATTTGAGCTGATGGCTGCAAGCTCTTGCTGCAGGAGTTGTTGATTGTTTGACAGCTGCTGTAAAGGCTTATTCAACGAAGAAGCATTGATATCGCCTGTCTCAGCCTGGGTCAGGGAATCTACTGGTGCAAGGACAATGGCCACAAGAAGTCTCCCTAGACACCAAATGTGAGTGGGTATTTGGCCTGGAAGTTACCCGAGGGCTTGAGCACTTGCTCTCCACCAGACGAGTAATAGGCACGTTGAATGAGGATATCTTTGCTTCGATCAGTCCAGTCAGATACAGCCACCAGAGCTAATCCATAGATCTTGGAATTGCTGGCGTTAGCAAAGGCTCTACCAAGCTCTCCAGCAACAGCAGCTGTTTCTGCTCGAAGTGTCAGTGTGTTACCCTCACCGTCTCCGAAGTAGGGTGTGAACCCCGAAGCGATCGAAAGCTCAGAGGGGCCAACGATAGGGGCTCTGATGAAATCCCGGTCTGCAGCCAGATTGTTGTAGTATTCCAGACCTTCTGCTGGAGTTGCAGAAGGAACGGCTGCTGTGTCGCCAGGCAAAGCTACGTTCATGAACTCGATGTAAATGCAATTGATCGGATGAGTGTTATCTCCCCGCATCTGCTTGGCCAAGGCCATGCCGCCCCGGTAAGGATTCACAAAAGTAGCACTCATTACCACACTCCAATAGTTGGGTTGCCACCAAATGACGTGCCAACACCCAGTCCATAATAGCCAGCTGTACCCTGGAACACCACGCCGAACTCAGGTTCAACACCCACAGGTCCAGGGTAAGTTCCACCCAGTACTTCATGTTTTACGATTGTCTTCAGCATCTGGTGACCTGGAATCAGTTTTTGCAGGGCATTGAGGAACTCAAAGCCACTGACTGAATTTACCTGATTGGTGTCCACAGACAGCAAGATGACATTGAAGCGAAACAAGTTCTCCAGCAGCAGATCCACCATTGGATTCATGTCCGTTGGCAGGTGCATGGCTTCTGGTTCGGTAGTGGGGTTTTCCCTGCTATCCAGGCTTTGGGCCAGGGTCATACCAGCTGTGATTCCTCGCGTGTGTACGTCATTCCAATAGGTCTCTACCGACAAAGCATCTCCGTAGAGAGGCAGTGTCAGCTTGGTGTAATTGGCCTGCGTGGAGACTGTGGTTGGCAGCAGCTGATTGGGGAAGATGATGTCACTATGGTAGTCAGGGCCAAGCTCAGACTGGCTGATAGCCAAAGATGGCAGATCCACATCCCCAGGTTTGTTGATGTTGTACCACTTGATGGCTGAGCTGATCTGCTGACCCTTCTTGAGCTTATCCCCCACAGCCACGGTGATCGTGACTGTCGTAGGGTAGTGGTAGACAGACTTGTCAGTGATCACCAGCTTCTCGTCAGGGTACACCAGCAGGTATTTGACTACCTCATCGTGGATTTCACAGACAGGGTTACCGAAGGCTCTACCAAGGCCGATTGTCATGTTCTCCAGGTTGCAGCCGTGGGTGAGACAATCCTTGAGGGAGAAAAGCGCTTTTCTCTGATCTTCATTTGTGACAGTGGGGTAGCTGAGTAGCCAGCCCCAGTTCTTCGCGATCGGAGAATCTGCTATTTTCGGCTCAGAAATGCGGAATTCCATGAAGCGATCAGCTTCCAGGTTATCAGCGTCAAGTTCCACAAATAGCGAATCTGAATTAGTGGCAAGGATGTCTACAGGGAAGAGAATTCGAAGTCCATCTCCCCAGGGCTCCAGTTGGAAATCGATGCCCCGAAACAGCACCAAACCTGTTTCAAACATGGAGACTGAAAGCTCGTCGAAGTACACAACTTCAGGCAGTTCAAACCAAAACAAGCCACTGCTGGTCTTTTGCTTCTCACTTACCTTGAGCACCAGCTTCTTCGGAGGCAGGATGTTCTGCAGCAGGGTGTTCTCAATGAAAGCCAGGTTGTTGTACTGGTAAGAGAGCTTCCACACGTCATCAAACGAAAACACCAACGCATTGCACAATGCTCGATAGAACTCCCGGTCACCAGACAGGGCATTGAAATAAGTTCCAAGTGCTCGCTGAAGTGCAGAAGCTATTGCTGGTAAGTCAGCGTCGTTGATGTTGTATTTCATCGGATGGTCACGCTCACTTGATCTTGGCTGGAGTAGAACGCCACCGTTTTCCAGGTGAGCAGATTGTCTGGGTCATCTGGTATCGTGATTTTGGTTCCGTCATAACCGACAGTTAAATTATCGTTATCGATCGTCTTGATGCTGCAAGTCATGGAAGTAACTGCAACCACCAGGCTGGGGTTCACACTTCTCGCAGCAGCAGCCACGTCAGCTACCGTCAGTGTTTTAGTAAACAGCTGACCGTTGATCATTTGGATGACAGCACTCTTGGCAGCATCAGCAGAGCTGGAAGCGTTTGGGCCAGAAAGCTCAATGGCTAGGAACACCTGCGCTGGAGCTGCATGACGTACCAACACGTCGCCAGCGCCACTGCGGATAGCTGGAGAACCCAGGTATTGCTGCAGCTCAGCAATCTTGGGATCGAAATAGGTCAACGCCAGATAAGACCGGGAAGCCCCAACATTGACACTGGTCACGTCATATCGATTGTCTTCGAATAGCACCTGAAGATTGCAGAACTCAGAAAAGGCGGCTTCTTTGACGCTTCGCACGTCCGGTATGTATCTCTCACCCTCCAGTGGAGCCAGGTTAGTCTGGTCAGCCGCCAGTACAAACACTTCGGAGCTTGGATAGAACTTGGTACCGCTTTGATTGTCTTGAGCAACGATGTTGACAATCTTGTAGATGCCCGGTGCAGCAGTACCACCCAGCGTGAATGACCAGGTGCCGATTGATCCAACCTTAGAAACAAGTACAGCACTTACTGTGACCGCTTCAGAGTACAGTCCAGCCCGGTTCTTCACCCACAAGTCCACCCTGCCACCAGTTGCACCTGGAAGCACTCCTCGGCGGTCTCTCTGCTGCTCAGCATCACCGAAGCCAGCTACAGAAATGTCTATCAGTTCAGGGTAATTCCCAGTGCTTCTGGCCATGGCTTCGAAGGAATTGCGACCAGACCAGCTCTTGACCGAGCTTTCACTGAGAGCCCTGTCAGCCAGCTGCTCGTCAGTTTCAGCTGCTTTACCAGTTCCAGCTGACTTGACTACTTTGACTTCAACCAGATTGGATACGCTCTTGGAGAGAGTCAGCAAAGTGTCTACAGCCAGGTTGTACTCGGAACCCACAGCCCTGGCAGTGAGGCTAAGTACAATACCCCATCTCCCAGTTCCAATCTGAGACAGCACCAGATCCGTGCTGGTTACCACTGTTGAGCGAGAGCTTCTGACGCTGACTGACTGAGCTACAGAGAACTTGGCTGAACCGCTGTAAACATAATCGGCAGTCGAAAGGCTGAACGGAGCTGCACTGGAAAAAGAGAACAACACATTGATGGTGTTCTTTGTTCCAGCTTCTCTGGTCATTCCAAACATGCCAGCAACTTTGTCAGCTTGTTCGGTGGTCAGTTCACCCTTTGACAAAGACTCCAGGTTCAGCTTGTCGATGTCTTCCAGCAGGTTGGTGACGGTACTGGCTAACAACAAGCCGTGCAGATAGGGAAGAAGACGGAAAGCCGCCTGGCGATTGAAATCAATGCCAACACCGAGTTCATTGAGCCTGGTGGTCAGGTTTTCAGTTGTCCCGTCCACAGTTGTCTGTGGCAACCCTTTCAGGCTCGGTACTTCGTAGTTAGTCATTGGTTGTTCCGAATGTAAACGTTCTTGTTACAAGAACTGGTGTAGCGTTGTTCCTGACGATCTCAAATGACAGTTCGATAGCATCTTTGCTGAGTATCGTCACATCAGCTAATTGAATCGTTTCATAGTCACTGTAGATCTGCTTCATCAGTGCATTCAAAGCAGGCATTGAGGAGTTAAAGACAAAAGCAACTTCACCTGGAGTTGGTGTGTTACTTCTGCCAGTCAGCATGGCTGTAATGGGCAATATCGTGGTGTTTGTTGTGTAGGGAAGAGCTTCTCCGTAATTCAGCATGAGCAGAAGAACGTCTTGAATCATGCCAGTTTCCTGGTCTAATTCTCGTTCGTCTACATTCCCTGTGTCGATGACTTTAAGATCGTTGGCCATTGCTACCTTCCGTGGTTTACTATGTCAAAGACAGAGTTGAGTACACAAGAAAAGACACCACCCTCGTCTCCGTCATTTTTTCCATGCCCTTTTCGTCTTGCTGCAGCATGGCACATAGCTTGAATCGGCGTGGTGTGCCTGGCGCGAAACGCTCTTTCTCTTTGTGACAAGTACCCGCTTTGAATCTGGCAAGCAGCGATGTCAGCAAGAGTGCCACGATCGGTGTCGTCGTCACCAGGTTCAGCTCGATTAGAGGCGGTGTAAATAGCCAGCTGATAGTCGAGATCAATAGAGGATCTGTCAAAGGCTTCAGCCATTGATTCCCGGTCAAACAAATCTCCATCCCAGGAGAGTCCGACCATGGGGGGAAACGACCATGTCCCCCCAATACCATCTTTGTGTTGAAGGTACATCTCATGGCTGTCAGCTGATAACTGGTTCAGCGTATCGATGAGCAGTGGTGAAATCTCAACCATTATCGAGCCCTCGAATGATAGTGATCGAGCTGTTCTTGCAGCTTAACTTTTCTTTGACTGATGGCTGCAGGGGTTACACCTAACTTAGCGGCGATGCCCATATTATCCAGTTTTGGTTTTCCATTGAGCCCAAACGAGTGCTCTAGCAGTACTTTGTCCTGCTCGCTGGAGTTGTGGTAAATGAAATTCAGCCAGGCTTGTTGGGGCTTGGCGTGATTCTCTACAGCTGGCAAGTCGGGAGATGCTTCAGGGTTGCTGGTGTCATAGAAGCGACCTTCGTTAATCACCGCTGGTAACCGACGCAGCTTACTCAGCTCTTTGACGTTCAGTCCGGAGAGACTGGAAATCTCATCGTCAGAAGGATCTCTTCCATTTTCGTTCTTGAAGTCACTGGTTACCCGATCCAGCCTTCGACGTTGAATAGCCATTCGCTCTGGGATGCCAACTACCATGCCCTCTTGACCAGCGTATCTCTTCAGGCTCTGGAGCTGAGAGAACACATGTGTTGGAAGCTTGGCACCACTGCTTGGCTGAAAGCTTTGTGCTGCATCCAGCGCCAGCATCTTGGCCCTGCTCTTGATGGTTGGTGAGGCAGTGGGGCCAACGTGAGTAGTAATAGCCTTCTGGATAGTGGGATTAAGCTGTTTGAGCAGGTGGGTGCTCAATGTGGGAGTCGGACTTCTCATCCATGCAGTATGCAGGTTATCCAGGGTCATATCCCCTACTGGCTGAACTCCGGAAGTGCTATTAGGGGCGAACCTGTCCATATATTCCTCCAAATCGGATGCTCGTCGCTGGCAAATGCTTCGTCGTTATTTTCCTCTAATGTCCTTAAATAGGCAATGTGGAAAACAGTTGAGGTGGTGGCATTACCATTGGCACCGATGCTGATTGACCAGGTTACTCTAGCTACTCTGCCGACTAAATCTGTGTCGGTGGTGTTGATACTGTTCAGTACTGCTTCCACCATCGGGTCTGGAGCCGACTGAATAAGCACAGAAGAGCCTGGGCCAATGTCAAAGCGAAGATTGCAGGAAATGACAGCCTGCTTCATTTTGGTGGCTTCCTGTAAGTAGGTAGCCTTCGCTAAAGCATTTGCCAGTGTCTCGCAGGCTTGTCTCTTCTCAGCCATAGCTTCTGAGATAGCATCGTTTACAAAGCCACCAAGAGCTACAGCTACTCGCGGCCTGGGGTTAGCAGCTACAGGTATGTTGCCACTGAGTGGTGCAGTCAGACTGGAGAACCCCTGCATAAACAGATCGTTGATCCAACCTGGTGCCTCAACGTACATGGTCATGCCGTTCTTGGATCCACTCACCGGGGATGGGGTGGGCTCGTAATAGCCAAGAACTCGTCTATTAGTGATGACAGAGCCACCAGCTTGCTGCGCTGATCGCAAGCCAGTAGCTGAAGCATACCCGCCTATCACTGCCACAGCCTTAACGGGCCGACGCACCGTGCTGGTGTAGTTCAGCATCTCGAACTCATCAGTCGCTATTCTGGTGTACGTTCGATTGAGCCAGGGAGTGTAAGGAACAGTAAGAATCCTGTCCACCATGGGAATGACAGTAAACATGAACTGCGGAGCAATCCCACTCACCAGTCTGTCCCAGATGGTTTGCCCGAGAACATTGGTGTTGTAAACCGAATCAGTCATCATGCTTCTGATCTTGAGTGCCAGCTGACCGCTTGCAGCTATGTCTCCTCGAAGACTTAATGGAGTCCCATACTCGTACATGTATGCATTGATTTCTTCATCAAAAAAGGGCTCGAAGTACGAGAGAGCTTTCTCCATCAAAACATTGACTCGGGGGAAGTCTCCAGCTGGCATTTGTGAGCCGGTGAAGTTGGCAATCTGCTGCCAGTTAAAGAGTCGTTCGCTGGCAGTGGCGTAGAGGAAGTTACGAATACCACCACCAAAACCATCATCCCAGGTGTCAGTTGTGATGACCTGTGGGCTGAAGTTAGCAATGGCCTTACTCAAAGCGGTACTGCCAACGATAACTCGATTAAGCCCTGTCCCTTGTACGGTGCTGGCATTGAATAAGAAATCGCCAGGGGTATTGGGGAACACGTCTTCACTGAAAGGACTGCTGAAATCGAGATCTGAAACCCAATGGGTCAATCGGATGATGGCACTTCGAGATCCCATCGAGACTGATGGCACCACGTCAGAAACCCAGCCCTCGAAAGCCGTGAACCAGTCTTCTGGCCACGTCTGGTTTGAGTAGCCAGATAGATCCAATCTTCTCACTCGCAACCTGACGATAGCTCTGGATGGTAGCCTCATCAGTTTTTCTTTGAGGTGAAAGGGAGACAAGCCGAGCCAATTGTCAGGCAGCTCTCCGTCTCGACCAGTAGCGACTGACACCGTGCAGAAAGGTATGCCGTTCTCTTCGTGATTACCACGGATTTCTGAAATAGGCATATCTACCATTTCAGCAACACCGAGGTGCGCTCCCACGTAGACATACAGCTTTGCTTCAATGTGCAGCTTCTCGTAATTCATCACGACAGGAGGCTCCTGCTTGCCTTTTCAGTTTGGCTAGAGACTTCGACAATTACAGCTGCCAAACGGTTGTAAATTTTTTCCCTGGTGTCATTCCAGATGTTCTTTCTTCCAGCATCCAGGAAGAAAGAACTGGAGATCCATGACAGGGAATCCAACAGTTGAACAGTGTCTATACCTATCTCGGTTGAAGCTGACGGTTCGATAGCCAGCTCATGCACGTCGTCTGTTACTCTCGGATCGACCTCTTCCAGTGTCGTTGAAAGCTCAGACATGCGAATGATGGTCAGATACCGAAAGCCCAGCTTAAACTTCTCTTCTCTTGAAAGGAAGTTGCTGAACAGGTTGTTCCTGGCTCGTATTAAACCCAACCCCATGTTGGTCGTTGGAACTGGTACGAAGCCAGGTTCAATGAATATCTCATTGGCTAAAGCACCAGAAGCTGGTGCTACGTTCATGAGCCAGGTAAAGATGTGATTGACCATTGGTACCTATGGTAGAAACAAACCGCTGGTGGAAGCCGAGGCGAGGCCAGGTGAATCGCCTGGGGATCCACCTGGAAAACTGTCAGGGGGCTCAGGGAAACTTCCGGTATTACCAAAATCACCAGGTGGTGGTGTCTGATCGTTTTGTAGATACAAGCTGGTAAAAGCATCGTAAGCAGTTATCCCCTGGATAGGGTAAGCAAACTGCAGAGCAAATTGCCCCAGTGGGTTTTGAGCGTCTGGAGCACGTAGCTTCATTCCCAGGAGAAATGCCTGATACACCACTGGGTACATCAGCCCGCCAAGAAGAATGGGGACGCAGAAAGGTCTTCGACTGGCTTTGTGCTGACGGTAGTAGTAGTGCAGCATTTCCCAACCGGTGTACAGTGGCTTCCCATTCTCACCGAAAGCTGAATCGCAGGTAGCATGAGCAAACACGCCAGTGATGGATAAAAACCCAGGTTGATCACCAAATACGTTGATGTACATTCGATTGTTGAACATCTGCTTCAGTTCGATGATGGCGTTTTCAGACTCATCAAAAGAAGTAGCTACTGCCATTCGATAAGAGAAGTCGAAAGTCTCACCTGGACCAAACTCGTCATACAGGTAAAAGGACATGATCTTTGCCTCGCTGGGCAATCTCACGACCATTCCACCACTACTGAAGAAGTTCATATTAGTTCTTTCCTGCAGCTGGGCCTTCAGCTCGGCTGGAACCTGCAACAGCAGCAGTACTTCCATCCTTGCTTATGACGAGAGTGCCAGAGATCTTGATTTCTTGTGGTGTTCCAGCTGTTGCACCTTTAGCTGCTCCACCACCTCCACCAAACATGGAGGCAGCAGCTCCGAATTTGTGACCGAGGGCACCGAAAGCCCCACCACCAATGACCTGGGCTGCAGCTGAGACCTGTTTGTCGCTATCCTCCATAGTCTTACCAAGATCAATACCGTTGGCAGCAAAGGTGTCTCTTGCCATTGAGAACATGTCTCGAAGCTTGTCGATGTCAGCTTGAGTGCCACCGTTACTCTTAATGGCACCCATGAGGCGTTGCATTTCAGAACCAAGGGTTCCACCGGCAACACCGGTAGCCAAAGCTTTCTTGACCTTCTCTGGATCAACCTTGCCCAGTACAGCTGAGAACATCGAAGCAAAGTCTTCTTTTGGATCAAGGTTAAGGAACTTGTCGGTCAGTCGCTGAGCAAACGAGTATCGACCCAGGTCACCCATGGCTTGGGAGATACCGGCATTTACGCGAGATGCGGTATTTCTACCCTCTTGTTCCTTGAACATCTGTGGGCTGAAGAGCTGGGCAGCTTGATTGAACTCCATTCCGGAGGCACTTTCCATTGAGCCTTGAATGGTAGCAAAGATGCCAGCACCCTTGCCTTTGATTCGATTCTTGATGTCAGCGATGTTTCCACCACCATTGGCTGCGATAGTCTCTGCAGCAAGAGCTTCGATCTCAGCGGCTCTAGCTCCGTCGCTCATGCCAGCAAATCTACCAGCCTGGCTCATCACCTTGTCAATCAGGCTTCGACCTGAATTCATACCTACGCCGCCATCCAGATTGAGAATGGAAGCCAGTTGCTGTCCAACGACACCACCAGCATCTCTGGTGATTTCGGACAACTGCATCCTTCTAACTGCCGGTGCCATAGCACTAGCGTACTGCTTACCAACATTAGGATTCATGATGGCAGCATTGTAATTGCTGATGTCGCCACCACCTTTGACGTACATATCTCGGAACTCACCACTTTGAAGAGTAGCAAGGATGTCTTTTCCATTGAAAGTGGACTGACCCGACTTCAGTGCTTTCATCATGTCGGCAAACTCACCAGTCAGACCTGGTGAAGAAGCGTCCAAGTAGGCTGCAATGCCAGCCATCTGCCCAGCTGGGCTAGCCATAGCTCTGGCTTCTAATCCAGCAGCTGCTGATGCCAGAGTACGTGGATCCATCTTTCCGTAGAACGAGCTGGAGAAGACATTAGCAGAACCAGCAGCATAGTTTGCAGCTCTCATAGTCAGCGCCATCGCATCTCTTGGGTCTTGCCCAAGACTGGCGAGCATGGCCTGGTTATTCGTCACCATGCGAGAGATCTCAGGCATGCTGATTTTGCCAGTAGACATCGTCTGCTGCAGCTGCCTGAACATGTTCTCAACAGTGGAGCCAGAGTGCTTGTACTCCATGCCGCCACCGAGCACGTCGAGGGCATTCAGAAGCTCAGGGATGGGTGCGTTGGGCTTTCCATTGGCTCCGAACAAGTCTCCGATCGCTGTGATGACTCGGGTGAAATCTTTCACCTGATTAGCCATCTTCTGAGTCTTACTGGAATCCAGAGTGGGACTCAGCCCACCAGCAGCCATAACTCCTCCCAGCACACCGGTGAGACCACCAGAACCGGAGTCCAAGAAGGGATTGTCTCCTACCAACCCTCGTCCCAGCATTTCATTAAACATGATGCCAGCACGACCGGCACCTATTCCACGCATTTGAGCTGTAGCTGCGTCTGATCCGTAAAGCTGGTTGTAGAACTGACCACTCAGTTGGCCTATTTCGTTACCAGTTGCCCCGAGTCGCCCACTTCCTTGATTGAAGAAGAATCTACCAGCGTTAGCCATTTGACTGGCCATAACGACCTGGCTACCTCTTGGACCCATTGCTGTGTCGATCGCTTCAGGCATGAACATGGAAAGCATAGGCAACATGTCGCCTATCCAATTGGCTGCTTTCCCAGCTCTACCCTCGAGTTCTTTAGTCCAAGGCACATTGGAAGCATTGGCGATACTTCGCTGATACTGAATCAGGGTGTTAACATCACCCCTGGAAGCCTGCTGCATCGCGATCGTCTGACCCTGAAACTGCTGAATCCTCTGATACTGTGTCCAAAGATCTGTCGTTGGTGTAAACGAGAAGTTAGCCATGCCTGGTGGCATGAGACCAGATGCCTGCAGCCCCATCATGGCTAATGGGCCATAAGCCCCCAGTTCCGGTGGGAAGGGGCTGGGGAAAGGCGACATCCCAGGCAAGCCAGGGGTTTGGTAACCGAAACCCCCTGGAAAATCAGGCATTACTTTTTACCTCGTTTGGGTCTAGTTACCGGAGCTGGTGCGTTCTTTTTCTTCTCGGCTTCGCTCTGAGCGATCATCGATAGTAATATGTTCTGGGTGTTTTTAATAGCCGTCTCAGTCGCGTCTGAGCCACGCTGACCGAAGATACTCTGCCAAGCGTTGACAGAAGCGTCTACTCCAGCTGTCTTGGCCTTTTCAGCTCTTTCAGCGGCTTCCTTGTTTACCTCCTCGATGCTCTTTCCTGTTTGCTTGACAATCACTGCGGTTTCAAAAGCAGCGAACTTCTCTGACATTTCTTTCGCTTGTGCGAAGGGCTTTTCTCCAATGAACGAAGTAACAGCCTGCGCAAGCAACATAATTCCAGCAGCCTGGAATCTCTGATAAGTAGCTATCTCATCGGTGTTAGCTTTTTCTTCAGCCTCTTCTCGTTGCAGTTGTTCGACAGCTATTGAAAGAGCGTTATACCACTGAGAGCTTGAATACCTGGGAACCTTTAGATCAAACTTGCCAGTCATGGCAAGTTTGAGCAGTGGCTTCGTTAACGGCTCCCTTTGTAAAAACTTTGGTCTCTCCAAAGCTTTTGAACAAGGTCTTCGAACTCGAGCCAGAGATTGGAAACACCGAGCTTCATTGTCTCGACAGGCAGCACAGTGGTTTGAATGTAATTCGTCAGCTCAGTTAAAGCTTTCTCTGCGTCACCTCCGTACTGGAGGATCCAGCTTTCCAGCGGTGGTATCTCAACAGAGAAACCTGGTCGAGATACTTTCTCCAGGCCGCAATGGAATCGACGCAATTGAATTCGATTCAACGAAAACCATTGTGTGGCTTCAGTAACATGCGCGTTGGCAAACTGCATCACTCTGCCTTGTTCGCAGTTGTAGATGGTTTCACCCTCGGTGGTGAGCTCTCTGAAAGTGAGCTTTATCTGATTCTGGAACAAGCTGTAGTCTTTGCGGAACCTTCCGTCACCACCTTGTGCAGCGGAAGCGATAGAAATGATTCGGCTATCGATGTCAGACTGCGTTGGGGTAGCTGGGTATTCTTTATTGTTGTCCCAGCTGCACTTCTTGCAGATGTGTGCCACAGCTTCAATCACCGGGGCTTCCTTCTTCTCCACTGGAGGTGGTGCTGGAGGAAGCGGAGCAGCTGGTTGATCCAACTGAGTGAAGAAACCAGCGTGGCTATCGGGAAGAGATTGTGGAATTGGAAAAGGTGCATCTGGCTTGTCTAAATGCGAGAAGAAACCAGCGTGACCAGCAGCAGGAACAGGTTGCGGCGCTGGGGTAGGTGTGGGAGCTGCTGTAGTAGGTCGAGCCACTGGAGGTGCTACTTTCTTTTCCGCAGGTTTGGCTGAATCGATTATGGTGATGTTGTCCTGATTCCAACGATTTAACATCTCGTTGAATTCCTGCTTTTGCTCAGAAGTAGCATTCTCCAGATTGACACTTTTGAGAGTGTTGATGTCCAGATTGTGCTTGGACATAGCTTCTAGCTGGCTGGCTTCATCTGTGTGGTAGCCTTTCGACTGCAGGAACTTAGCCACGTCTTCTGGAACTTCTTCCAAAGAGATGTTGGCCTTGTTCAAAGCCTCGATCTCTTCTGGTCGAGCTTTGCCAAGCAGATTCATCTTTCCAGCTGGGTTGTGCTTCCTCACGGCACCGAGAGCCATCGTGAAGAAGTTGCGGTGCTGCTCAGGGATGTTCTGCAGCTCTTCTGCTGACACAGCCCCTTCAGATATCTTCTTCAAAAGATGCTGATGCTCTTCGGCGCTCAGCACGGCTGGATCTGGTTTCTGACTAGTCATCTATCGCTCCTAGATTACTGGGCCATATCTTCAGGGTTCAACACATCAACCGCAACGGTATGTGACAGTCGCCACTTCTTACCAGGTTTTAGTTTAGGATCTTCGTAGACCGTTAACGAGTCTTCGCTCTCTGGGTCAGCAGAAGTAGCCCTATCCAGAGCTCTCCAATTCTCAGTATCAGTGAGGAAAAGCTCGAACACTCCATAGCAGTTCTTTATCTCTTCTGGTTCTTCTTCCTCTTTTTCCTCATCCTTGATGTAATCAGCACCTGGGTAGACTGCTACCTTTTCCACGTTGGCATACAGAACTTCCATTGGCTTCTCTTGCCAGTAAGTCAGGCCAGATGGTAGACCTGGGAAAGACTCATTGTCACCCATCTCTCCGGAGTTGATAACTCGCACCTGATGCTGCCACCAGTTCTCCATGATGAAGTATTCTTCCTGGGTGCCGTACTGCTCCTCAGTTCGATAGGAGAAGTCGAGCCACTCGCCGGTGGGGTCACGAAGTGCCATTCTCGCCTGCTCAGCCATAATGGGGGGAAGTAGCTGGAAGCAGCGAGTGTCAGCCTCATTGAAAGCTGCTACCGCATCTGCACGTTGAGCTCCCATCTGACCATTTGCAGACTTGAAAGCGAAGTTACCAGCAGCCTCTTCAAAAAAGAAGCTCTTTCCACGAATGTAGACGCAGCCACCAACTGTCAATTCCTTGTTGACGTTTAGCGAACCACAGATCGTGAAACGCTTCTGCTGGATCTCATTGACTGACACCACCTCGTAGCAGTTGATGGTCTCAGCTAGATCTTCGTCTTCTTCAGTGCAGGTATTGATGGTAGAAAGATCTGCCTCGCCAGCCGCTGCCAGCACATTGGGTGGAAGATCCTGGACCACCAGCTCTTCTGGGTTATCTTCCTCGGTGGTTGGTTCTTTAGCCTTTAAGAACACCTGATAGATCGCACCTGTTTCATCGTCTTCAGAAACTGCTGGTTCGTCAGTACCGAAGTCGTTCTTCGGTGTGATGAAGTGAACGATGTGAGAAGAGAAGGTATCAATCTGCCCCATCTCTGCAATGATGCGGAATTTACCTGGCTTCCAAGTCCACTCCCGTTCTTCCAGTTCACCAGTCTCTGGATCAACTTCTACTGGCTCAAATCCATCCCCTTCTTCTCCGTCTCCAGACTCCTCGCGATAAAGCTTTTGACCGACTTTAATCGTAGCAATAGCGCTAGTGGTGGTAATTTGCGACCGTCTGGCCTTAAACACAATGCCAGAGCCAACGACATCCTCACCAAGATTGAATGTAGGGCCAGCTGGACCGTCTGGCTCAGGGTCTGGGTTCGGATCGGGGTTTGGATTTGGGTCAGGATCTGGTAGCGGATCTTCAATCGGAAAATCTCCCCCATCATTAGCTGCTGCAACGACAAGCTTGTCTCCGATTGGTTCTTCTGGGTCCACCCCCGGCTCATCAATAGGCGGCAGAGGGTCGTCGGGATTCTCTTCCTCTGCCGGATAGATGGTGTTTTCATATTTCTCGTCCAGAACGCATTCAGAGAATGATTGAAACAGCATGACACCTTTGCCACCAACAGCGGAAGCAACCATGATGTTCTTGTCGGCTGACAACCTGATATCGGTTTCAGTCGAGCTGATATCAATTGAATTCCTGGCCTTGAGGATAGTATCGTGCCCAGCCATCATCGCTAGGTTTCTACCTGGCATCAGTGAAATGTCACCTGGAGCAACAAGCTTCATGCTGCCATTCTCTGTTTTGATCTCGCAACCACAGCCTGATCGCATGACGAACGAGCCGTCTTTTCTCAATCCAAAAAAGGAAGTATTGAGATAGATGTCGACAGTACCGTAGCGGTGATCAACCTTGATCTTCACCTTCTTAGGGTAAGAGTTATCGCCTTGTTGCCCCATGTACTGGTACTGACCCAGATCTTCGTAGGGTGGGCTTTCGTATTCTTCGAACTCAGTCAGCTCAGACTCTTCAGGAAGAAAGAAGTCCTTTTCGTGGTAGGCATACGGGTGCAGCGCTTCCCAATTCAGCATGTAGTGGATTTCATCATCGATCGCAGCCATTCGTTTGATTTCATCTGGTGCTGATATGGTCTCAGGGCCAGCTGTGGTTGGTACACCTCCGTCTTGCTCAGCTTCAACAGGGATGTCACCAACAACGAAATGAGTAACCAGATCGATATCTTCGATCTTAGCCATGCCACAGGCATCGTAGTTCTTCGAGTATCTCCAGGTAAAAGCACTGTTATCACCAAGAGGTGATTCAGCCAGTTCTTTTCGCTTAGGGGTGACTTGTGGTGGTCTTTGAACAACGAAGAAGCCGCCACTGGTGCAGTTAACAATGGAGCCAGCCAGAGACATTTGCTGACTGGCCATGGTGAGCCAGGGGATGTCTTCATTGAAAGTGGTAACCAGATCTGGGTTGTCTTTGACCTTTTCACCGGGGGTGATGATCATCTTTCGGCCACCCTGTCCCAGATAGCCTGAGTAAGAAACCACCCGGTGAAAGGGTTGCTGATCCCAAGTCAAAGGTTGAATAAAGCCACTCTTGATGCCTTCCAGTTCTCGATTGAATTGCCCAGAAGAGGCTGCTGACTTCTCTTCTTCTGACGTAGCTTCATTAGCACTTTCAGCTTCGCCGTCTTCTGGTGGATCTTCCTCGGGTGGAACTTCCTCTGGTGGAGCTTCTTCCGGTGGAGCCTCCTCGGGCACAGTAAAGTCCAAAGCAGGATCAAGGATGAATAAGGAAGTCTCAACGCCTGGAGCATAGGCTCCCATCGCTTCCCAAGGGTAAGGTGTTGAGCCACTGTAACCGTTGAGTTCACCCTCATCATTCAACCAGTTAGTCTCATTTCCATGCCCCCAGATCTGCAGGTTTCTTCCAGTAATTCGCAGCATGCTGTCGTCGTAGAAACCGAACACACCGGTAACTTCATCGACTTTCATCGCGATCATGGAGTCGTCGTGGATCGTTCCTAAGCCTGTTGAACTTTGTGAAATCCTCTCACCAGCCTGGGTTGCATCGTAAGGTCTACCAGTCGAGAAATCGATCATCTCATTTTCGTCGCCACCCATCCAGAAGTTAGAAGTCTGAGAAAGGTAGAAACCCACATTGTAACCAGAGAAGGCTGCATCTGGTCTCCAGTCGTTTGGCTCACTCACAGCGTCAGGGACTGCACAAACAATGACACCGTGCTGTGCGCTGTAGGGGAGGAACACCAGTACTTGCTGTCCAGGGGCGTAGCTGAGGCTGTCTGACACTCCCCAAGGGTTGTTCGAAGCATGAGTGCCATAGCTGCACTGCAGGATGCCTCGAGCCCCTAAGTTGACTTTGCAGGTGTTCAGATAAGGTAGACTTTCAACGACTCGTCCAACCACTATTCCCAACCCAGCTTGATTACGAGGGTCGGGAAGGAAGTTCTTGAACTGGGTATTTCTTAGTGGATCCTGAATGGGATTGTTCACCCCACGACCGGGTTGATCCTCCCAATCCTGCTGGTAACTGCGGCGGTCTGTAGCAAACATAGAGTAGCCCCTGCTTAGTAAGACTAGTCTACCAAAAACAAAACAGAGTAGCTTAGCTACTCTGCTGTTGAATGGTTGTAATCTTCAAAGCTCAATTCCACTTAACCTACAGCTATTGCTGGTCGGTCATAGGTGATTGGAGTGTTGTTATTGTTCGAGACAATGCCAGAGTTTGAAGTATTGGTCGAAGTGGTGCTGAAGCTGGTAGCCAGAGTAGCAGCATAGTTGGATTGACCCAGACCAATACCCATGCTTCCAAAGGCACCGCAAGCAAAGGCGTTTACAGTTGGTATCTGCAAACTGATGAACATGAAGGGCAGATTGGCCTGGAACATCATGTCCTGTGATGCGACCTGGAAGCCGAAAGATTGCAGAACGCAGTGGTTGACTGAGAAAGCAAAATTACCGACTGTTGCATTCTTACAACCTGCACCCACTGCCACCATGAAGTTGTTGTTCTTGATGGCGCAACCTTGACCAAAAGCCAGGTAGAAGCAGTAGTTGATAGGGCGAGGGCCGATGATCTTGCCGAAGTTGCCCTGACCTTGAGGTCGTCCGATGATGAAGTACTGAGATGCTGGAATCCCCAGTCCAACCGCACCAAAATCATAGATACGCATTACAGGTTGAGTGTACTGCAACATCATGTTGGTAGTTAGAATGCCAGCCTCAGACCAGCCATTTGGCCCAGCGAAAAGAATGACAGCCTGATCGGCTGACATAGCTTCTCCGAAGGCCATAGGGGCGTGTCCAAACATGTCCATGAAAAGTCTCCCTTAAGCCTGGCCGACTGGCACTAGGAAATTAACTGTGAAGTCATTCAACGGGTAAGGTCGTTCAATCGTCAGATCAACAACCACCTGGTCAGGCAGACTGGCGTGATTTCTGATTTCAACGATTGGAGTGCCTTCGACCATGGAACCCAGGCGAGTAACTTTGGTCTCAGCTTGAATTTGTCCGATAGCTGTCTCGGTATCCAGCTGCATCTTGGCGAGCACGGTACCAGTTCGATTTGCCTGAGTGCGGTAAGTCGACAGCTTGTCCCGAAGAACCAGCACAATGGCGTGACCATTGCGAATGTAGGAGTTCTCTGGGTTGTCCAGATCTGTGGTCAATGTGCGACGAACAAACACGTTGCCAGCTCGATCGTCATCAAACACAGTGATGCCAGCGTCTTCCAGCTGCTTCATTTGGTTGGGCTGGAAGTAGTAACCAGCGCCATACACCCGGCTGAAGCCTGGAATGATGTAGTAATTGAATGGCTGATGCGGAGCCACAGCTGACAGGCAAGCTGCCAGGTTGGATGCCAGGGAATAACCAGGCTGTTCGATGTCGTTGGTGTCGTAGCCGACTCCAGGGACACAGATAGATAGGTACTGGGATCGGAGTGGCCCCACCTTGTCCAGCACATAGGTAACCAGGTCAACAGCTCTGGCGTTTCGATGCACTTCACCACGCTGTGGCACTGAGTAAGGAACACCCGAAGCTGGGGTGATGATCAATGTGTTTTCATTGACCACACTGGCTACAGTGAACTCGGTGTAACTCTCAACACCATAAGCGTCAACGCTGTAAACTGTTCTCAGTTTATCTCCAGCTTTCACACCATTGGTGATGAATCGACCGTTGGCCGAAGTGACATAGTTGTACTGTGTTCCAACAGTGCCTGGGTTGTCGATGATGGCGACCAGACATGTCAACAGATCGGAAGTCTTACTGGCGACCACGATTGGCAGAGTTGATGGAAGATCCGGAGCAACCACACCATAACAGTAGTTCTCATTGGCTGAGCTGTTCTGGTCGATCAGGTGATCTTTCAGAAGAGCAATGACATCTAAGTCACCAGAAGCCAGAGCCAGGTGATAAGTCTTTCCAGCTGCTTTGATAGCATCGATGGCAGCAGACCAACTGGCGAGACTGGTGGGGTCAGCGACACCAATCAAACCGACAGGTACGCTGTTGCTGCAGGTAAGCATCTGAGCCACCTGGTAGCCAGCGGGATTGTCAGAGTCGATCGAGCCGAGCTTGTCGATAGCGTCTTCTGGGTCTGTCAAGAACACCAGCTGCTCAGTGGCAGCGTAAGACCACTCGCGATAGCCGACGATCATGGTGCCAGTCTTGACTGGGACGTAGCGAAGGGCACCGTTGACATCTACCAGCGTCCCATCAGTGCTGGTGCCAGTGATACCACTGTTGACCACAATTTGAGGGTCAGCCAGAGTCCAGTTGTAAAGTGGTGAAGCGTCCCGACGTTCTTTGCGAACGCTGAGAAGACTGTCAACCACTCGAATGGACAAGTCGCCGTCAGAGACACCGAGAAGGTCGGCTGGAAGATCGTCTTTGAGAACCAGAGTTCTCATGTGAGTGTTGGCAGCAGCAGTGACGGGAATGTAGAAGACATCGTCTTTGTTCAAACCAGTCTGATTGAACTGCACCAGGATACTCTTCGTACCAACTGCGAAATTGGTACCTGGATCGGTGATGGTAGTTGGACCAGAAGAGTCGAGGCTCTTAGCAGTCGTGACTGTGATCTGAGGCTCTACGCTGCCAGCGAATCGACCACCTCGGGTGACAGTGATGATGATCGTGTCGTCAACTGCTCCAGTGTAGGTTCCACTGGCAGTGGCTGTAGGAGCTGTGAAAGCAACTGCAGCAACGATTTGCCACTTCTGACCAACAACAAAGAGACTGTCAGGAGCTCCAGAATCAACTGGCCGACCGTTGTCGATAACAAAGGTGTGGGTAAGACCCTTGGTGCCGATGTTAGTCGGTGAAGAGAAGGCAGCAGGTGTGATGCTGGTTTGATCGTCTTTGCCGTCAGAGGAGATGACCTGGAGGCGGGCAGAGCTAGCATCACCACCAACGATGACCACAACTGTGTAAATTCGATTCACACCACCGTCGAGGTCGTCGTAAGAAGCCGCACTGGAAGTTCCAGTGATGTAGTTCAGAGCTCCTGCGACCTGGGAGACGGACGCTGAATCAGCCTGGGTAGACTTGTTGCCAGCGGCAGCTGAAGCTGAGCCAGTAACAGCCGCAGACATGATTGGGATGATGTCCTGTATGAAGCTTTTGTGCTCATAGTAGGTGGAGACAACAGTCGCACCATAAACAACCTTGTCACCAATCTTGACTTCGCGACCAAGAAGCTCAGCACTCAGGGGGTAGCTGGAGCCATTGGCCTTGAAGTTCAATTGACTGGAAAGCAAGCGATTCTTGTAAGGGGAGACTGGTGCAACCGTGCCCAGCACACCGATCGAGCGAGCGAACACTTCAAGTTCGGCATTCTCGATGAACAGCCCCACGCTACCTTCATCCAGCATGTTGGCTGGTTCTCGGTCAGGGATGTCATAAGTCCCGCCAGTGGCAGCGACATAGGTGCCTATGGAGGTCGTTTCACCAGCCTTATTCGGCCTGTGCAAAACAGCCTGCGGAGCAATCAGCACAGAACGTAGGCTGTCGTTGTAGAGAGCAGGTACGCTGGAAGCTGCGTCCAAAGCTGTCTGTAAAGTTTGCGGCGTAGTCATTTCAATCTCCCTGATGATTCAACTATAGCAAGTTACGAAAGCTTCTCGCAACACTACTCTAGCCACGAAAAGCGTTGATATCGAGAAAGTTGATCTTCGGAGCACTAAACTTCGTCAACCAACGATACTCAAAAGCCCACTCCATGGGAATACTGGCAAAATAGGAGTCTTCAGGATCTCGGTCATCCCTGTCCTTTTTAGACACCTGTAATGGCCTGAATTTTAGCAACTTAATCTCGGTTACCACCCATCTGGAAACACGAAGCAGCAAAGTGGCTATTTCAAAGGCTAATGCATCACTTGGAGCTCCCTGCGCCCCGTAGACGCGAACATTGTGAGACCCCTCAAATACAGTGAAGTATTCGATGGCACCGTCCAGCCTGCCTTCTTGCTTGCGATCGCCAATGACCAGCTTGGGTATATTCACATCACCTCGAGAGATGTAAACAGCTGGCTTTCTGCCGATGATGTTTGGATCCCAGTTCTCCTGAATGTTGATGACCATCTTGGTCTGCTCGATATCAGGGTGCCAAGTGTATTGCCTCAGCGTTGGATCGATGATGTTAGCAGCAACAGCGAAGTGATTGGACAGGATCGTCATGATGATCCCGTTAATCAACCTGAAGGTAGGAATGGTGCTGCAAAACTCCTGGAATGTGGCTGGATCCTGCCTTGGTCTAAACTGGTCGTAAGCTGGTGGAGTCGTATCCAGGATCTCGCCTGGGTCCACTGGCCCAGGGGCGACAGCTGGAGGATTGACCGGCAATTGAGGTATTTGAGCCCCAACTGGAGCATTGATGTTCTGATCATCAGAAGGTAAGCCGGGCAGTATGGGCTTATCTGGTTCTGGGGGACAATTCTCAGGCATTGCTAGATTGTCTCCAGTGGGAACTTGTAAACGACATTACTGAAGTCGAGCACAGCTAATTCAGGATTCTGGACCAGCGGAGTTGATCGCATCCCGTCAGCTATCTTGACTGTGTGCATGATGAATCGTTCGTCACTTCGGTCATCAACGAATACATCATAAGTTCGCAGTTGCGGATAGCCTAAGAAAATACCCTCTCGTACATCATCTCCTCGAGTGGGCATGTTAGGCTCCACTCGCTCCAACAGGATTCGTGGAGTGATCAGTGCATGCTGATCTGGAATTGGCTTGAAGTAGCCGCCAAGCTTGCCAGTTCCGTAACAAACTGGGCAATTAGCATCTGTGGCTTCCTGGGTCTTTGGATCGTAGCAGCGGGTGCAATCGGGGCCAGTTCGTCGACGAAGAAGGATGTAGCCACTCCTGGTCTCAGGATTGCTCAACAGCGCCTTCTTATTTCGTCTTGTCTTCTCCGTGGCTATCCGGTGCTGATAAGTATTCAGAAACTGAAGAGCTGTGACCGGGGCTGAGATGTGGCGGCTGATGCCAGTGTTAACAATCACCCGGTAGTGGGCGTTGATGGCTTTGGCATAGTCTCGCTTGGTGTTGTCTACAGCGAAGGCTGTTTCTATTCCCTCAGTTCCCACATCTTTCCAGTCATCGGCTTCGTTAGTACCTACAGAGCTGTGCTGCACTCGGAAGCGGTAAGGGCCAGGTTCTTTGAAATGGGAAACGAGAGTCCAATAAACAGTAGTTGGACCCTCTGTCATGCGATCGACATTGATAGTGGCAAACGGGTAGATCATATCTGGGATAAGTAAGAGTAGGCTGTTCCATGGAAGCCATAGCCAGCTCGGAAGTTGACGCTTTGCTTGAAAGCAGTCATTTCAGTCTTAAAGCCTTCGATCTTCATTTGTGCGATCTTGAGGTAAGGATCCCACTTGTCTTTGTCGTTGAAGCTGGAGCCGGGAGCTGATCCCTGCCAGGTCATGGCATCTCGAAGGTAACCGAGAGCTGCCACCTCCATCAGGTGCCCCACAATAGCTTCTCTCCAGGGAGCTTCGAAAGGGAAGTCCACTGTGGAGTACTGCAGGCCCAGCTGTGGCAAAGAGGTGTTGTACCACTGAATCGGTTTGGAGATGCATTGAGCTATCTCGGCTGGGCTCCACTCGAACCTCTTGAGAAGCGTGGACTGCGCTGGATCTCCCATACGAGCATGCATTAACAGCTCAGCAACTGGTGGAGGGCCATAGTTGTCGTAGTTCTCAGAGAACATCGATCGTTCCACGATGATGTAGCCACGACCAATGTATTTGATCTGAGTAACTGAGTCTTTGGTGATGTTGAGAGCAAACTGCATCTCATAGGCACCTGGCAAAAGAGTCAGCATTGGTTCCAGGGTGAATCGAAAACCTCCACGTACCAGTGGATTGATAGTGCCAGTGGCTGTGGTGAGAATGGAGGGTGGTCGAGTTGCGAGCTCCTGCATGCGGACATCAATGGTTGGATTGGTGCAACCAGTCAGATCGATCTCCACGCCATCACGATCTCGAAACACCCACTCGAATACGATGGTCTCACCGTGGCTGATAATAGCACCGAGAGGTTCGCGAACAGCTTCGCCAACGTCAGTCACCGTCAGAGCTGGCTTGACGACATCATTAGGGCCACAGCCAGCTGGGCAGCAAGTGATATCGGTAGCTGGTCTAAGAACGATAGGCATGGCTGCTCCGATTAAACGACGGTGAATTCAAATTCTTGTGGAACTGTAGCACCATGTTTGAAAATGTAAGCGTAGTAGTCGCCAGCATTCAAATTAACTGGTTGCTCCCATTCACCCGTTGTTGTGCTAGTTGATCGAGCCACAATGTACTCGGGGCCAGTTCGACCAGCTTCATAGTCAGCTTTGGTGTAGATGTAGATACAAGCTCCAGCGACTGGAGCGTTGGCACCATCCACAATGAGCATGTCATCAGTTGTTGGATAATCGTGGTTTACTACCACAGCCCCGGCCCCAACTATCTGAGCGTTGCTGACAGGGGTAACATCGTAAATTCTGGTGACAACAGTTACAGCGGTGTCTCCACCCTGCCCTTGAGCATCAATGGAGAAAGCTTCCCCAGCCTGCAGCACGATCTCTCTGGACATCATGAAAGCATCAGTAGTCCCACTGGGAACTGACACAGAAGTGATGGGAACAAGTAGCCCGGCTGCTGTGTTAAAGTAGAGTCGGTAAACACCATTACCAACGATGTTCTGCAATTCCAGTCTGAGGATGACTTCCATCAGGGTGTTGAAGCCAGCGTGACTGAAAACTTCAATCTTGGAAGTGATATCGCCAGTGAAAGTTGATGTGGCTATTTGAATCATGGTTAACTAAATGCTCCCCCGATAAGGCCGTATTGCTCATCTGACTCTGGATCTTCAAACACTCCAACATCCAGGTTATCCAGGAAGCTGGTAGCGCCGTGGGTTCCAGTTGCTTCGCCAGCTGTAGCGGCATTGGTGAAAGTATACAGTTCGAAGGCCAAGTAGCTGGTACTTGTTGATTGTACCTGAGCTTCACCGGTTGTGGCGATACTAGTTGTGAATTGAGCCTGTACCTCGCCAAACAGTGAGGCATCTGAAGCGTTGAACACTGACAAGGTGGCTTGCTTCAAAGCATCAGTAGTGCCTGTAGCATTGGCTTCACCAGCCAGGGAAGCCGCTACAGCACTGATCTTGTCTACTTGCAGGTACAGGAATGCGTTGGTCAGCAGCTGCTTTTCAAAGGCCAGTACTGCATTGGTTGTGTTGTTCAACGAAACTGTGCCGAACAAGCTGGCATTGGTGGTAATTGTCTTATCGACAATACCAAAGAGCAGACTGTTGGTATCGTGAGAACCGCTTAGAGCAGCCATTCTCAAGCTATTGGTGGTATGCGACAGCGTGGGCTGCAGAGCAATGAAGGCATCTAGAGAGTTTGCTACAGCTGGAACGATGTAGCAGAAACCGCTGGAGGTTTGGGTGATGTTCCGCACCATGTTCAAGGCACTGGAGACAGTCTGGCTTATCTCGGGAGACTTGAAGATGAATGCAGTACTGGTGTGAGTAGCACTGAACGTACTTTTCAACACAGCTGTGCTTGTGTGAGTGAGATCGACTGCCCCAATGATCTTCGCTGAAGTGGTGTGAACCAGGCTGATAACGTCAGGGAACACCAACCGAGAGTTGGTAGAGTGCAATTGAGAAGCTTCACCAATCAGCTTGGCATCGGTACTGAAGTTAATCTCGCCAACATCTTTCAGGAAAGCCGAAGAAGAATGAGTTGTTTCAAAGGCTTTTGAGATCAACGTGTTGGTGGTGATAAACCTGGCCAGTGTTGCTACGGGGAGCAGGTAAGCATTGGTGGAAATGGATAAGGATTTCTCACCCAGTTTCACTGCGTTGGTGAAGTGGTTTGACTCACGGAGCTGATAGATAACGCCATTGGTGAGATGCGTCAGAAGTACAGTAGCTTTCAGAATAGCTGTGGTGGTGTGAGTGGTCGAAAGCTCTTTGATCATCCGACCATTGGCCAGATGGAAAGCCTCCAGCAGCTTTATTCTCAGACCGTCTGTGTTGTGTACCTGCTCAACCAGAACGTAGGGAGATAGGTCAGTGGTGTGCGGAAGATCTCTCAGCGCTCCGATAGACCCATCGGCCATGTGCCAACCGTCCCTGGTTGTAGCAAGGGAGGCATCAGCAGTGTGAGTAGAGCCCTGCTGTGATACCACCAGGGTGTCAGTAGTCATGGTGAAGATGCGATCGACAAACGCATTGGTCCCCATGTCTCCACCGGTCTCACCCTGCAGAGTCGAATCCAGGAACTGCAGCGTGGACATACTGCTGTAGATGGCAGCATCAGCGTAGTAAATGAGTCCCTGACCAGTGATGTTAGAGTCGGTGTAATGGTTCTGACTGGTAGCTAGCAAGGCATCCGTTGAAAGTGTTAGATTGCCTTCTCCAAACAGCATACTATCCACGTATTGTGAATACGAAAATGGAGACACCAGCACACAGACTGACATGTTCAGTACTTTGTGCTCAGTGGCATTAACTACCTTGTTAACACCGTATTCCAGATCATACAGCTCGTCTGACCAGGCTCCACCATTGAAGATGGAGCTGCTGAGAGCAATGGCTCTCCAACCTACGTGCGGTCTCCAATCAAAAAGGTCGATCTCAGTAGCACCTTGTTTGAGAAATGTCTTCAAGCTGGGTAGATAATTCACTGGGACTGCAGCAGTACCTCGCACCAGATTGAACGATACAGCATGAAGTACCGCAGGATAAGGGTCAGTGTCTGCGCCTTCGTAGACCTTGATGCTGGCTTTCTGACCAACGGTGCTGCTGATCTTGTACTTGGCAACATCGACTGGCAAAGCTGCAACGTCGCTGTAATCTCCAGCTGGTGTACTGGTCCAGGCGGT